CGCGCCGCCGCCGCCCACGCCGCTTCCGCCGCCCGCGCCGCCGCCCGCGCCGCCGTACTAGACCGATCAGTTCCAGACAGCCATCCAACAGCCCAGTCTCGCGTAGTCGAGTGCGGAGCTAACACGATTGCCCACGCGATTCGCTCCTCGATGGTGAGGACATGCAGCGGCACTTCCCCGAGCACTCGGCACGCACCGGTGGTCCAGCGTTTCAATCCGTCAGTTTTCCATTCTCCGTCCGACTCGACACGCAGGCAGCGAGGGTCTTGGACGTTCGCGTGAATCGGATTCGCGAACGCTGCAACCTCGGGCGAGATGTAGGCGTGCAGCACACCGGGGCCGCATGGATTCGCTCCCCTGCCCGTCGGTCTCACGGTAGATCCGATCGTCCAGAGCGTTTCTCCGCTCTCTCCCCGGCGGCTGTAGCCGTCCTGATCCACCAACTTGTATGCGATGGTCACTGGGGCTCCTCCCCCTCGCGGGGCTCCAGGGCGGCTTGCCCTTTCCCACGGCTCAGAACTTCCCTCCACCGCTCGATCTGTTCGGCGCAGACCAGGCGCGCCTTCCGAGAGAACATTGCGCAGGCTTCGGTAAGCGCGGCCTCTAGATCGCAGACACGGCGATCCTTAGCATCCCGCTCCTCCCGCATCCGCTCGACTTCGGCCTCTGCGTTCTTGGCTCGATTTTCCTCGGCCATCATCGCGGCGGAATACTGGTCGCGCTCGGCCTCCAGCTCGGCGATGCGCTCTCCCTGCTCCTTGTACCCCGCCATCAGGATCAAGTCGGAGTCCCTTTCGTTCGCCGGGATAGAAACGCGAAACCTGCGGGGCTCACCAGCAAGTTCATCCAAGTGCTTGAGAGCGGCGTCTAGTTTCTCGCCCATCACTTCCCCTCCTTCGCGGCCTCGACCGCCGCGTGGGCGGCCTTCCAGCGTTCTCCCATGTTCTCGAAGGCCGCAGTCCCCGGGGTAGCAGCCGCGTGCTCCTCCTCCAGCAGCTCGGCCAGCGTCTTCGGCTCCGGCGGGAGGAAGTACTCGGTGGCGTCTCCGAGAGCATCCATCACTTCCTGTTGCTCAGTCGTCACGTAATGCGCTCCCCGAATAACGGGCAGCGCCACCGCCGCCGCCGCGATCAGGCTATTGATTTTCGCGGAATGCCGTTCTAGATGGCCGATCCGCGCGTCCCGCTCCGCGAGCTGTCCCTCCAGGTCACGCACGCGGTCATCTCGCTCGATGCCTCGGCACGCCGGGCACTCAGCGAACGTATTGCCGATGTGCGCACCACAGAACTGAGTCGCTGCGACGCGGGACTTCTCTCGCTCCTCGCGCTCCTCGCACAGGGAAGCGATTAGGCGATCGACGTTGGCCTGGTACTGAGAAGAAACGGGAGAGGGTGACCCTAGGGCGCTCTCCGGTGTACGAAACTCACCGGGAGCGCCACCACCCTCTCCCTGTTCGTCCAGCGCGAAGCATGGCCCCGAAGGATCTACCTGGTCACTCCAATGTCCACATCTTTCACATTGGGCCCCTTTCATTTCGGGCTGATATGGCCCCCATACGTGAGTCGTCGGCGCAGACTCGACTCGTCCCTCGTCCAGCGCGAGGAGGGCGTCTCGGGCGCGGAGAACTTCCACCAGATCAATTTCGTCACGGTAGTATTGTCTTTTGTACTCAGGGAAGAATATCCAGTTGTGTTCTTCCGCAAGGGCGTTGATCGCCTCCAGCAGCTCCCGCCCCAGCCGCAGCCGCTCCTGGACCTCCTGCCAGCCGAGATCGACGGGAGATCCACCGTCATATCCGCGCACGCCATACCGCTGTCGCTCGATCCAAGCCCGCAGCGCTTCTATGTTCTTGCTCTTGTTCATCATTTCTCATCCTCTCTGATCCTACGCCATGTATGAGTGTCAAGGGCTCTGCCCCAGCACTTCCTGAAAATGCGAAACAGGTTGATGTAACCGTAAGGAACACGAAGCCAGAGTGCTCCGCACCCTGGCCTATGGCATTTGTGTATCAACATCAGAACTTCACCAGTGTTTCTTTTTCAACACCCCACACAGCCAGGCCGATTGCATCGACCGCATGCTTCCAGTTCGACTTCCTGCCGACGTGAAGAGCAGGGGCCGACACGGGTACACAGTAGGGCTCCTTCCCGTTGGTGACCTCGAACGGGATGCCCATCTTCTTGAGAACGCGTGCCTGGTGGATGTGCTTCGGGACAGAACCCTTCCAGTCAGAAGGTGCCGGAAGATAAAGCTTGGTGGAAGGACTTCGTACACCACCATAGGCAGCGCCTAGGGCAACTCCTGCCACTTGGGCCAGGTGAATGATAGCTGTATGGTCGGCCTTGGTGTAGGAGTAGATCTTCTGTCCTTCGACGACGACTGCCGAGATGGTGATACTGTGTGTGATCTTCCAAAGCCACTGGGAGAGGTCGTTCACCAGTTGAATCGTTATTTCAGCGACGGCGCGTTCTCCCTTGTACTTCTTCTCGATGGAGAACACCTTCACGTCGTAGACGCCGCTGGTGCCGACGATCGCGGCAGCAGTGTTGTGCAGGTCGGGATCAATGCCTAGAACGAAGCAGCTCATGCGTGTGCTCCCATTGAATGTTGAGAGTGTTGAACTCTTGGATCGTGACAAAGCCCTGCCAGATCTCCCATCTGCCGATATCCTTTACTACCAAGTACACGGCTTCGACATCACAGGGAGGAAGGTCAGTAATACTGAGATCTTCGCAGTAGAAGGTGATCCTATCGTCTTGCGCATCCCATAGACCTTGCACATCGAACGCGAAGTTTACTACTTCCACCCCATTGATCCTGGTAGTGACCTCCAGGTAAGTGTTAGGAAGCGTTGTGGCTTCCCACAAGCATGTTGTGTACTCCGCCTTGGTTTTGGGATGTACACAGTGTAAGACCGGCAGCACCGCCAATCCCTTCAAGAAGTCGCGTCGGTTCATCTCAACCTCCCATGCACTTGGTACCGCAGCACCTACAGCCAGTAGGAGCACCCCATCCGTCACAGAGAGGGCATTCACCACTGTGACTGTTATGGTAACCCATGCACATCTCTCCGAAGTCGTGCAATACTTTGCGCAGTTCGTTGATCTGCTCTGCAGTCAACTCAGTAGCGAAAGAGAGCTTGCCGATGAGTAGGATGTCTTGATGTTCGGGCATTACAATCTCCTGGGGTGAGGGGGCTCGTTGCAGGCAGGGCAACCATGAGCAGTGAGCAATCGTCCGCACAAGCAACGACTTCCTGTGTAGACTTCACGAGGCCTGGCCATGGTGTGCGTCATGGCAGTGCGCTCCTGTTGTTTTGACAGATATTCTTCCTCTTCCTCCTTCTCCAGCTTGATGAAGGCTTCGAGAATGCGGATGGCCAGCTTGCCGTCGTCGGTCAGCCAAACATAGTCGATCGAGACCCCATGCTCTGTCCACCCTCGGTCGTCGATCCAGTACTGGACGAGGTACTTGAGCCCTTCGTTGAGCCATTCGATCCCATGATGATGGGTGGCTTCGATGTTACGTAGGACTTGAACCAGGAAGGTCGCTGCTGCCTCAGGATCTCCGCAGCCACAGAATCCAAGTACTTCTGAGTAGAAGCAGCTGGCATCGTAGCCTTCTCCGTTGATCTCATGGTAACGCGGTCCTCCTGCAGCGAGCCAGTGCTTGATATCCTTCTGGTTCTTCATAATACGCCTCGCTCTGCTGCTTCGATCAGGCGCATGACATCGCCGAGCGTCTGTAGACGCTGGGTCTCCTTGGCCGGGTGAGTCACTTTGTCCTGGTCCTTGTAGATCTTGATGAAGGTCTTCAGCAAGCTGAAGTCAGCGCTCTTCTTGGAACTGTTCAACGCGATGAGCATCTCGATGTTGGTTACCAGGGCCTCGGCTCCCTTGCGAGTCAAGCACTGCACGGCATGGGTGATGCTACCGTGACTACCATGGTACTTCTTGAGAGGTCTAGTCACCTCCCTCACCCAGTCTGTTCCATTCGTTAGGCACTTCATGCGACAATCTCCTGTTAGTGAAAGCTAGTCCAGTGCGAAGATCTGTAGAGAGTAGATCTAGTTCTGATACTCGCGTAGTTTCTGTGTCGCCATGGCACTTGGCCACGAAAACAACTTCGCGCGCCTCTCTGTCGAAGTAACTTTCCATAGACTCCACTGGCCTGTTACACACAGAGCAAACAGGCCAGGGGAGTTCTCTCGTGTTCATTTCTTCACCAGCGTGAAGAGGATGCGCGGCGGGACCATCGAGAGCGTCTGCTCGAACGGCGAGTACCACCGCTTGTTGGGGTCGAATGTCTCCAGGCCGTCACCACGGATCCAGTCGTACGGTTGGTAGTAGTTCGGCGGGGTGTGGTCACCTTCGTACCAGTGCCTGTGCGTCGGCTCGAAGGCAGCCGAGACACTGTCACCATCGTGAGGAGCCATGGTTTCCCTACACGCTTTCTCCAGTCCCTTCAGGCGCAGGTAGACGAGGTTCGGGTACATGAGGTCGACCTCACGCGCCCTGGCCGCAGGAGCCACCTTAGGATCGGAGGGCTCCTCCTTCCAGGACATGATGATGCCGTTGGGCCTGGCGACGTGCTTGATGAGCTGCACGATCACGTCGGTCCACAGGCCCCCGTCAGTGAGCTGCTCCGGGTGGTAGTCACGGTAAGTGCTTCCTCGCTTGCGTGCATTGAAGTAGGGCAGCGCATAGATCAACGACTTGACGGTGTGTGCGAAGCCTCGACCTCCAACTGACCATCCCTTGTGAGCTGGCCATTCACGAATCACCTGGCGTGCTGTCTGCAGCAGCTCGTTCGAGGACTCAGCACCATCAAGCCAGAGAGCACCATCTTGCCAGTACACCTCGACCAGGAGGATGCGTGCGAACACGTCCTTTGGCGCGAGCATGGCCGGTGCAGCGATCTCACGGTGCAAGTGGCTGTAGGCATGCGCTTCCCACTTCTCCAGCTCTGGTAGGTAGGGACAGGCCGGGTCTGGGTCGGGTGCATACCCGGGCAGCTCGACGTTGGCTCTGCCTGGCCAGTAGGGGACGTGAGGGTTCCAGGGATGGAGTGTCTTGCGGCTGTAAATCGCGAGAGGGCTCCGGTCAAGTGTGTCGAACATATCCACCTCGGCCCACCGGTAGCCGTCCCTGGAGCAGCGCTGCCAACCCTCGGGACCGAAGTGCCAGGGAGCCACCGACCAGCCTCCATGGGAGCCGTTGAGGCTGGAGGACCCTTTCACCCCTGGCGTGCCGATCCGGTAGATCCCGACCCTCTGGGCACCGGTCTTGTAGGGGTCGCCTTCCACGAAGCTGGCAGAGGCCTGCAGGAGCCCCTGAGAGCAGACCTCCGGAGCCCAGTCCGGATAGCCCTCGGTCGGCTTGACGTGCTCGTACGCAGCCAGGGAGGAGGCCCGTGGGCCCCCGTAGTGCCTCCGGGCCAGGATGCCCCGGACCTGGATGGCGTCGGGGCCCGGCGAAGAGTCCGGGAGAACAGCGTAGATGGACTCCCGGCCATACCAGACCCCCAGCTCATTGAACAGGACCGCCCCGACTCCTGGGAAGCCGTTGATCAGGGCCCAGGTCACCCGGGTGGCCTCGATCCCCTCGAACTGCTCCAGGGTGACCAAGGCCAGGAGGTCGCCGAATGCCTGGCGACGGGCGCAGAACCTCCAGCCGTCCTCGTAGACCCACTCGGACTCGGAGGGGACCTCGAAAGCGACACTGTCGCGATCGAGCTTGATGGTGACACGCTCCTGCGCGGTCGCGATCGGCAGGAACAACAGCAGGGACAGCAGAGCAAGGAAATGCTTCATCGTTTGGCTATGGAAGGAGAGAAACGAAGGAAGCCCCCCGGCAGATGCCGGGGGGCGTGGGCTTACTTGCGGGAGATGATGACGACCCCTTTCTTGGGGTCGACCGAGGTGCCGTACTTCCCGTGTCCGAACTGACGACCCATGGACATCGAGAGAGCGTTGCGGAAGCTGGAGAGATCCCAGCCGTCGCCCCTGGGCGGCTTGACGTAGAACGTGTGACCCTTGGTCAGCTTCTCGGCCTTCTTCCAGACTTCCGCGTAGATCGGGACGCGACCTCTGCGCTTGCGCTGGGTGGCCTTCTTCTTGGTGGCCTTGGCCGTTCCCCTCTCGGGCTTGACCTTGGGTGCGCTGGCCGACTTGGAGGTCTTCTTCTTGGAGACCTTCTTCTTGGAGACCTTCTTCTTGGAGGTCTTCTTCTTGGAAGTCTTCTTCTTCTTGGTGGTTTTCTTGGTAGTCATGACAAATGGAGCAAGGTGTTGCTCAATGAGGGGTATGGTGATTGTGCTGTCGTTGTTCACGACTCAGGAGTCCAGGGAATGAGGCGTCCATTCGCATCGAAGACAGGCTCAGCCTGTTTGTACCACCTGTGCATGAGCGCAGGCTCCGCGAGGACAGGGAGGTCAGTGACGACGGCTCTGAAGCCATCGACCATCAGACGAGCGATCTCGAAAGCCCGCTCGTGTGCGTATTGATCATCGGGGATCTCGACGAGGTTCTCGTCGTGGATGAAGTTGACCGGGTGGCAGCCGAACAACATCGAGCGCTGTGCTGGATCGTAGCAAGCTCGGCGCACGTTCCAGACACCTAGTTTCGCTCCCTCTGCGGTTGGCGACTGTAGTGCCTTGCCGTTACAGCATGAGGTGTACGAGCAGTTTGCGCGGTACGCACCGAACGTAGTCGTGTACGCGTATCGCTGCATCGGCTTCTCGCCCTCTTCGACAACCACGGGGGCTCCGAACTTGCAGGCGTTGGACACCCAGTCGAAATAGAGCTTGTATTCCGGGAAGGTGGACAGCCAGATCTCTCTGAGCTGGTGCGCCATCTCAATCGAAACAGCAACGTCATACGTTCCTGCTGCGTATTCCACAAACGTTGCAGGGCCAAGCCCACCTGGATAACCGAGTCCCGTAGGTTTCGCAAACTTGCGGAAGTGCTTGTAGAAGCTCCTGACTTCTTCTCGTTCATCTGTTTTGCAGCGGTAGAAGACCTTGTAGATATCGTCTTGATTGACGACTCCTTCTTGTTGGCAAGCCGTGCGGAAGCCCTCGTCTAGATGGTACGCCATCTGCGCACCCAGGTACTCGTGAGGGCCGATGCCTTGTTTGATGAGATCGCCCAACTGCGACTTGCCGAAGAGCGTGATCTGCGTCTGAGCAGCCGTCACCAGCTCAGCAGAGCTGTAGTCGACAGAGCACAGGAGATGACCTTCACGAGCCACGTAGCAGGGCCGGACCCTGGGATCGATGTTCTGCCCGTTGGCCGAAGGGTAGAGGTTGTCAGCGAAACTCGATGTACGCGTGGTGCGCACCAGGACGTTGAAGTTGAAGCGCACTACCCCACGCTTGGATTGCATGCGAGGCAATTCAGTAGTGAGGATCTTTCTGGTCTTCTGACGATCCAGGTACTGCCGGATGACCGGGCTCAAATGCTGGATGCTAAGGAGCACTGCTTCCTTGGCACTGACCTCTCCGGTCTTCGTCTCCTTCACAGGAAGTCCGGCCTTCTCCAGGAGAGACTTCACCAGCTCCTTCAAGGCCTTCTCGTTGACCGTGGGCTCTTTGCCCTTGGTCATCTTCTCCTCATCAGGAGCAGCCTCCTGGACCAGAGCAGCGAGTTTCTGGTAGTTCTCCGAGGGAAGGAGACCTCCATCGACCAGTGCCTTGGCTTCGAGAAAGATCTTGGTCGCTGCCTGGACCGACGACTGGAAGTTCCCACTGGCGGTCAGAGGCTCGCTGATCTTGTAGTCGGCGCAGAGCCCTTTCATGATGGGCCGACGCACTGGCGGCGGGTGTTTGGAGAAGTCCCATTGCAGCTTGCCGCTGTTGTTCTTGTAGGGACGAGGAGCCTCTCCAGGACGAAGGATACCGGCATCGACCAAGAGCTGGTGCTTCGCAGGGCTCTGCTCTTCGGCCATCCACTCTGCGACCTCCTGGATCTTCTCCGGATCGGTCATCATGCCCCAGCAGGTGTCATGACGGAGAGCGAAGTCAACGGCGGCCAGGAACTCCCTGGTGACCATGGATCCCGGGCCACTCTCTGTCGCCTTGTTCTCTTGTTGCTCAGCAATGCGAAGTGTGGAGAGCGCATCCTGGGATGCGTACTGATAGGCCTCGGGTGGATACTCGCTGGCTTTCTTGCCATCGAGCATGCTGAAGTTCAACCGCCAGGCATCGTCGTCTTTCTTCTCGTGAGTGCGGTCGATGCCCAAGTACTGTGTCTCAAGCTCTGCCAAGCTGTACCCTCGGTGCGTGAGCGATCCGTCCGGCAGCTCTCGCTTCTCCAGCTGACCGTGAGAGCCGAGGTCGAGGAGCTTCTCGTTGCACTGTGTGCAAGTGATGCGCTCTTCCCCGTAAGCCGCCCAGATCGCTTCGGTCAACTCTGGGTAGCTGTTGACGATGACGGTGGTGTCGTAAGCAGTGTCGTGTCCGACCAGGCGAAGACCAGGCGTGGTGAACATCCACTTGAGCATCGGCAACAGCTCCTCGTCACCGTTGCCGTAGAGTCGGGTCTCGTATCCGCCTGGTGCATTGCCGTTGGAGAAAGAAACAGACAGACACACCAGCTTCGGCGCGACTGTCTCTTCCCCGATCAAGTACGTTTCAGTGTCGAAGGCTACAAGCATGTGGCTAGTGGGCTAGAGTTGTGAGGGGTGTGCAGGCATCTCACCCTGCAAGGGAAGTCAGGAGATCGGCAGGCTCCGTTAGCCGAAAGAGAGTGTCGCTACCTCGGAGGGAAACCTTGAGGCGCTCCGGGAGAGCTTGAGAACCCGGGCGCGGATCCAGGCAGCGACACGTTCGGAACGGGTTGCTGGTGCGGGGCCGGTTGTCCCTGCCCAGCAGCCGCGATGCGGTCTTCGTTGGCGATGATTCGAGACAGTGCGTCCCCAGGGAAGTGAATCGCCAGGACTTCGGGAGAGAGGATGTTGGGCAGCTCACGCGCGGGGACGACTCGCACCCAGTTGGCCCGGGTGAAGGGGGCTCCCGCACGGGTAGTGATCTGCGTGTAGTTCACTTCCACGAACATTCCGGCGTAGGGTTGTCCGGGACCGATGACGGCTTCGACGTGCTGGGCAAGCGACCGTCCCTCGGCTTGCAGAGCTTGCATGAGACCTTCGGGGGTCATGCCCTCCATGGCCGCGATGAAGCCCTTGATGTTGCCGAGGGTGGACTGGTGCCGCATGTTGAAGGAGTAGCTGATCTCAGCACCGTCAGCGTGTCCGACCTTGCCGTGTTGATGGGCTTCGGCGACGGACAGGGCCCTGAGGACCGTTTGCTCGATGATGATGAGGATGTTGCGCGCTTGAGTGTCCTTGCGCTTGATGCAGTTGATACGGACGATGTAGCGCCCCGGGTCGGCCCAGACGGAAGACTGGAAGGTCTGGGCATCGTCGATACCTGCGAAGAGCCCTTGTCCGGCACCCGGCTGAGGACCAGTCGGGTAGGGCTGTCCTGGGGGAGGATAGCCACCCGGCGCGGGGGCAGGGTAGCCTCCCGGAGGCGCAGGGGCGGGCCATCCGCCAGGGTAGGGCTGGGCAGGGTACTGTTGGCCCGGAGCGGGCTGGTTCGGTTGCGGTTGGTAAGGAGGGTAAGTCATGTCTAGTTCTAGGGGTCAAGGTTGGAAAATGGTGCGCGAGCACCGAGGTGGTATTGGACCACCCCCAGGAGGGGGTGATCAACAGAAAACCGTGAAAACTAGGAGAACTTCTCGTTGAGGAACTCCTGCTGTTCACGGGTGAGCTGATGGTTCTGGAACCCACGCTCCCGAAGCACCTCTGAAGGGAAGATAATGGGCAGAGGATCGTACCCTGCGTACACCAGCTTCTGGCGGTTGCCGGTGGACTGGTGGATGTACAAGGCATCGTTCAGGCAGGCCGCGAAGTTGAGGGAGTCAAACTCCGTCGTGGTGTTGATCTGAGGCAACAGCTCGTCAGCCTCCTGGCCGTTCCTGTGGGTCCTTCCCAGCACCTGCTCAGCCACGATAGCTGGGCGAGGCCACTGCACGTAGTACGTGTGCTCGAAGTGCTGGAGGTTTTTGCCAGTGCCGTGGGCAGTGATCGAGGCAATGATCAAGCGATCAGCGTTGGCTGGATCGAGGATGCGCTTGGATCCTGCGGCACCGGCATGACAGTGAACGGGATCAAGTCCCATGGACTTGCCCATCTCGGTGAGCCAGTCGCCGATGCCATTGTTGTGATACCAGATGATCTTCCCACCGGATATCCCGGAAGCCCAGACGAGAGCGTTGCGCACCTTGTAGTCACAGAGACGCACGACCCTGGACATGCGCTCAGGCATCCCTTCGACTTCCATCCCCTTGGCGGTAGCCCACAGATCGTACAGATCGATCGGCACGTTTGCGCTTCCGTATCTGGCCATGTTGCTCTCGACGCTCAGGGGAGTATCGAGACCTGGAACGGAGTTCTCTTGCAAGAACCTCCTGAGCATCCTGGCGAAAGCCTGACGCGCTTCGTGGTGAGCCTTGGCTGCTCTGATGAGGTCGGCTGCTTCGGACTCTCCAACGCCGACTCGTTTAGCGAAGGGCTCGACCTCTGGCCAGATCAGCTCGTTGTAGAACCCAGCGGTCAGCTCGAAGTTCCACTTGAAGGTATGGATAGCATGCTCGATCTCATCGCCGTTCGGTGTAATCCAGGCGTCGTTGACCTGGGCCATGAGCTGCTCAACACGGTTCCACCCTTCGTACCCTTGGTAGTTCTCGATCGGTCGTGTCTGAATCGTGAGAGACGTTCCAATCTCGGTGTCCCCGGTGGCGGCGACTCCGGGGGCAGTCGCCAGTCGGAGCTTGAAGGCCTTCCTGAAACCTGCCTTGCTGAAGGGAATGTCCACGTCGTAGAACCAGTTGAGCGCCCAGTCAACAAGAGGCCGGATGGGACCAGTCGAGGCCTCGTCAGGCTCGAACTGCGAGTTGGCATCGATGACAGATGCCCACCCTTTGGCCAGCATCACTTGCTTCGGAAGTGGGCTGTTGCTACCCAAAGCCACACCGATCAGGTGGTGATAGTCCATGATCGACTTGGCAGTCACCGTACCACTCATGGCCACAAGCTCAGGCTCAGTGTCACGGTCGTGGATCCAGTTGAACAATCGCTTGGTTCTCGTGGTATCACGATTCTTCAACATGTGGGCTTCGTCCGCGATGATCAACTCGGGATCGATCATGTTGAGCAGGCCAGGTTTCTCGATCTCCGTACCGTCCTTCATCTTCTCGGTCACCGTGATGGTGTCTTTCGTGGACAGCTGAGAGTAGGGCATGATGTAACACCCTACCTTGCCACTGTTGGCGATCTGCTTACGTTGCAGCATCGTCTTTCCGTAGAGCGAGATGAACGGGACCGTGAGCAGGACTCGTCTGCGTGCCCACCCTATGTCTGTCTTGAGCAGTTGAGGGCACACGTTCGGCGGGATCAACATCAGGCTCTTCCTGATGCCCTTGCGAAAGGCGATCTCTGCGACCATCAGAGCCACCATGGTCTTCCCCCAGCCCACGCCGATTGGACCGAACAGTCCACCGAAGCGCATGTAGTTGAGGATTGCCTCGGCCTGGATGTCGAAGAACCGCCATCCCTTCTCCCACTGGTCGGCATTGATGAACATCTTACCGAACGCTTCGGTCTCCTCAGGCGAGAGTCCATGGTCGATCGGGAGTTCACAGATGCGCTGAATTTCAGCGTACTCACCGAGTTTCTTCTTGGTGAGCGAAGCGACGGCAGTGCGTACCTGGATCTTGGTACCTAGCAAAGGGACAGCGTTTGGTCCCTGAGCAGGCTCAGGAACAGCTACCTGAGGGAGGGAGACAGGAGGGCCCGGTAGCGCCTCAGCAGCCTGCATCCTCGCGTTGAGTCGTTCTGAGAGTGTCATGTCTAGTTCTAGTGGCTATCGTCATGGTCTTGCTACTGTTGAACGTCCGTAACCATTGCAACAAGGCAGCACGATCTCCTGCCGGGGTCTGGTGGTACATACGTTTCACGGAGCGAAAGGACATACCGGAATGAGACGCTGCTTCGCGCAGCTCACGGATCGTTGTCTTCTTCATCGGGGAAGATTGGGGGACACCCTTGCCAAGGTGTCCCCCTCCCACTACCACATCAGACGACCTTGGCCTCGATGACCTCAGTGGCCAACGGGCGAAGCGCACTGATGAAGCTGGTGACTTCGGGATCGGAAGCGACTCCGACGGCCAATGCATTGGCCGGGAACTCCTTGTCGATGATGTACCCGATCGACGCCGCCATCGCATCACGCCGCTCCCAGACATCGAGCTTGTAGTAGCTCTCGGCCTTCCGTGCAGACACCAGCATCTCGGCATACTTACCGAACAGCTGGTTGAGGTCCACGACTTTCCGAGAAGTCGCAAACTTCGTAGAGGTGGTGTTGATGTACAACACGAAGGCTTTGGCTTTCCCGTTGTCGGGCGAGTCTTTCGCCTCGGGCTGCTCGACCGGAGCCGAGGTGTGGACGAAACCAGCGACCTGGGTGGTCCCGGTCGTCTGAGTCGGCTGGGGCTGCGCTATGGGTTGCTGAGGAGCCGGGGCGGGGAAGGTCGGGGCCGAAGTCGGGCCCGGCTGAGGCTGCGGCTGCATCGGCATGGGAAAGCCAGGGGCCGAAGTCGGCTGGGGCTGCTGCGCCACAGGAGCCGCTGTCGCGGCCTGGGGCTGCGCAGGAGCCTCCAGCGTTTGGACCGTGGCGTTGGGGGCCATCTTGTGGACGACGCCTGAGAGGGGCGCTCCGAGGCCCTGGATGGCTGCCTGGTACTCGGGTCGGACCTGGTAGGTGATCCCACCCTGCCCATCCGGCAGTACCTGGTACATCCCGGAGGTGATCCCCCTGGCCTGGGCCTGGTTGCCGTCACAGATGCGGCAGGGCTCGCCCTGGGTGTTGAGTCCGGGGTGGGGGCCGGTGCTGCAGGCCGTGCAGCCCGGGAAAGCCCACGGGGCCGCGTTGCCAGGAGGCATCTGGGCGACCGCCGGGGGGTTGAGAGAAACGGGAGCCGCTGCAGCAGGCGGGATGCCCGGAGGAGCGGAAGGGGGAGTGGCGCCAGTGCCTTGCGAGAGAATTCCCATGGGGTTCCTTCTGAGAGTAGGGGTTGTGAGGGCTGGAGTAGTTTGTTGTAGCTGAGGAGCAGACCCTTGTCCAGCGTGCATCCGCAAAACAAGTTCCATCTGCTGCCTGTGATTTTCCAGGGTGGTGCAGCCATTGCAGACCGGCAGCATCGAGCAGCCTCCATAGGCCCCACAGGCTCCTTCGGAGGGCTCACCAGCGTGCTCGAAGCTGTTCCGGTTCAGCACCTGGATCATCCGCCTGGCGATCAGTTGTGCCCGCCGCCAGACGTTGTCGATGTGCTCTCTGAGCATCGTTGCCTTCGTCTCGCGGATGACCTGCTGAGCAGGGTCCTTCGAGAAGACGGTGTGGTACACGTCGATGTGATCGGGGACAGCACCACCAGCCTTGACAGCATCGATGATTTTGACCCCGGAGTAGATGCCCATCTGCATGTTGTCCAGGAGCTGTTTGGCGCTCTTGGCGTACCGCATGTTCTTCGCTGTTTTCCAGTCCCTGACAGAGTCAGGCAGGTCGACATCGATCACACCGCAGACGTTGATCGTCCACCCGTTCTCCACGAGTAGTGTGACAGGAGGTTGCTCAGGGAAGCCGAAGCGACGTTCGACCTTGCGACCTGGCCACCTGGCAATCTTCCCTTCCTCAAAGGCCTTGTCGATCAAGATGCGGATGAGGTTCTGCTGCTCGTTAGTGAGCACCACAGTCCCTCCGTCTCGCTCCTTGACGATGTGCCAGTCTTCAGGGTAGAGGTTGACAGGGTCACCACACCGTTGTCCGATCAGCGCTCCTGACTCAATGATCCGGATCACTCCTGGCTCAGTGACCTTCACGATCTGTGAAGCACTGGTGAAGTCAGGAACACGACCCAGGTCGTCTGCTAGGAGGAACCGTTCGCACACCGCATGCAACGCGGTGCCGAAGGCAAGGAAGTCCTTGGGGGGCTCTGGGATCTTCAGAACCTTGTCCGCGAACCACTTCTTCGGGCAGAGATCGAAGGTCTCAAGACCCGATGGGCTTGTGAGGTGTAGCTGCATCGATGTGCTTCTTGATCTTATCCAACATGATCCCGGCAGGATCACCCTTGAAGTGTGCTATTTCAGTGAGCGACATTCTCACCTTCAAGCACAAGATGTCACCTTCGTCAGCAGCTGACAGCATGTGATCTTCTTGACCTGCTTCGTACGCTTCTCTGACCAACCTCTCTGCAGCAGCTACAGACAGGGTCTTGCTCATGTACTTGGAAGGATCCAAGTCAGCAAGGATCGCGAAAATAGTCCTGGTCATGACTGAGGTCTCTTGCCGAGTTTGGTCAGCTGCAAGGAGGCCTTGCAGTACTCGACTATGTTGCGGAGCAGCTCCATGTACTGCTCATCGTCAAGTCCTTCAGCACCTTTCTTGAGCTGAGTGATGGTGTCGCGGAGCACGATGTCTTCGCGGGACATCGGCTCTCTGTACTTACGTCTGGTTGCCACTTGCCCACATCTCCTGTACTCTTTGTACGGTTGTTTCTGTTTGGGTCTCTAGTAACTCTTGCCTGCTGGCTAACGCTTCCAGTCTAGGGCAGCGGAAGCCGAATTCAACAGCCTCCAGATAGAGAGTCTTGGTATCGACTTCTCTCCACCTGGCTCGTTGTGTGCCCCCATCGGGGGTAGGCAACGATCTCACGTTGCCCACATAGGCATCGTCGTTCACTGCCTGGAGGCCTCTAAGCACCTTGGACACAATGACCACTGTAAGGTCACCCTTGCGAGTTGCGGTAGCTATGAAGTCCCGGAAGTATTCGACGATCCCCTGGGCAGTCACAAACACTCTTCCGTCGTAGATGGTGTACCCATACTTCTTCGGGTTGGTATCGATCATCTTGATCAAGCATTCTACGACCAGCGGTGCAGATCCACCGCGAGTCACCATGGACATCACCAGGCGATCCTGGATGTTGCCCTCGACCAGGTATCGGTTACCGGCAGGCACCTGGCTCCTGGTCTCGTACAGGTACCGGAAGTGCTTGGCCAATTTGTACGACCCTGGCGTTCCATTGTCACTACGGATCCACCCCCGAGTGTAGTTGAGTCCACCCATAGAGCGTAGCCACGCTGCACAACCACGAGGCACCTCGATGTGTACGATGCGCTCTGCGATTGCCCTGCGGTCCTCCGGTGACAGGTCACGGTCTCCTACCAGCTCACCGACCACGTCGGTGTTGTTGGCAGTGATTATGATTCGCACCGGGTTGGACACCATCAAGGGAGGTCGGTAGAGGGGCCTCACGCGTATCGGATCGCCGGACACCATCGAGCGGAACACGTCCGGCAGATCCTGCCCGGACTTGATCCTGTGGATGCCCTCGTTGACCACGATGAGTGGAGTCCGCAGTAGCATGTCACCGAACCCACCGAACTCTGCCGAGGTCGCGTAGATTGGATACTGCAAGCTCTCGGCCAGTCCAATCGCCAGCATCTTCTTGCCACAGCCGGGTTCCCCCTTGATGGACAATGCCGCGATCGGTCCCTCCTCGAATGCCTGTGCTTGGCCCAACCAATTGCAGAGGAGCTCTACGTTATCTCCTCCCAGATGATTCAGCCAAGATTCAACCTCTCTTGACCTCTCACTTATCAGGTTCTGTGACCTGAAGTTGATAGGCAAGATCAGTTCTTGCTGCATCTCATTTCCCAGGTGCTCGACGAACGCTTTCGGTCCTCTCATCATGCACGCTACACGAGGCACCTGAGTGGCGTAGAGGTTCACTACCTTGGACCAGTGCATGTACACCTGTTCGCCACGCTGGTTCATTTCCGTCACTGGGATCAGTCTGTCCATGCCCAGCTGTTTGATCTTGCTGATCAGGTTCGGGCCGGTGACATTGTCAGGTGTGTAGAACCCATCAGGCTGCATGACATGGTACGTACCTCCCTGGACTCCGAGAATCATCTTGTTCTGGATCCACCAATACGCTGACGCATCCCCCTGCAACAGCTCTGGAGCCTTGCACCATGATCGCATCCCTTGCAACAGGTTGCCCATCAAGCTGGTCTGCTCCTGTTGCACGTACGCTGTTCGCTTGGCGTCTTCTTCTTCCTCGTGTTTGACCTTGGCGTCTTCCTTGGCCCAGTAGCTCAGCACAGCTCTCCAGCCTGTCGCTGTGAAGTCTTCCGGGTCGGATGGGTCCTGGGCATTGAGCTGCTGCAGAGCAGTGTAGAAGAGCGCGTAGATCAGCTCAGGGGTCGTGCCTCTGATGCGACTGGAGTAGAGGACAGCAATGGCCTCACCTACCAGTCGCTGGATCTCACTGTTGCGAGAGCCCTTGTCAGCGATGGGGGCTTCCTTGAAGATCACCTCGTAGCACTGTCGTCCGGCCAGTGCCTTCTTCACAGCCTTGGCCCAGTAGGTGAGTACTTCTCTCCCGTTGTCGGGGTTGATTTCGTGCAGCGCCTGCAGAGTCCACTGCGGCTCTGGCTGAGGAAGTGACAGTTGCTCGACGTTGGAGTACTTGTGAGTGACGGAGGTCTCGCATGGAGTGATCGAGTAGGGGTCCAGAGTCACCCCGGTCTGCACGAGCAGTTCATAGTAGTCCTCCGACCAGGTGGCTACCCCATCTCGCATCACCTGGGGCATGCGGTACAGCCTGGTCCAGTCATGGACCGGGTCAGTGACGATGCCGTAGGCAGCGAAGTCCCTGGCGATTCCTCGCATGATACCTTCAGCCATCTCCACGGTGACGGGTTCAGAGAGCACGTATCCGAACCTCGCACCACCACGAGTGTAGTAGAAGAACGACCACTTCACCGTCAGGTCGAACTGGGCATCGGCAGCTTCCAGAAGAGATCGCTCGAAGGAGTCCTTGTCTTGCTTCGTCCAAGCACTGTGGCCAGGTCGGTCGTAATCCACCATGACGACGGTGGTCTTCACGTCGTATCCGGCCTCACGTAGCCAGGAGAGAGCAGGCTTGGTCACACGCCTCGGAGGGATCTGTTCACCTCCGTAGTAGAGCTGGTACGTGAAGCAGTGCGCGTCCGTAGCGAACTGAGTCGACAGAGCTTGCGTCACCTCCATGCAGATGTGAGGTGACGCAGTGAGATCCTTGTACTCCTTGACTCCGGGAACGAACTTGTCAGGAACGATTCCTAGGTGCATGGTCGAAGTCAGGGTGGTCAGGACAGTGAGCAGGGTTGTGCAGGGCTGCAATGACAAACAGGAAGAGCCCTAGCCCTATGAAAGAGCACGCGAGGATGATCATCTGCTTCTCCTAGGTTGGGAATGTTGGTAGTGGCTTGCCATCGAGGAGCACCGTCCCCTTGATCACAGGGGGACGGTGCTCCTCGGGGTAGCGAAGGTCGGCGTACTCCTTGAAACTGACCTTAGCGAAGGCTGCTGCCCTCTTGATCGTGTCGGTGCAGTACTCACAGAATGGATATGCTTCCACCTTGCACCGACGACACCACTTCTTCTCAGTCATTGTCCGCCATCCTGAGAGTCACAGACGCCTCAGGGGCCAACGTGGTGGAACTCTCACCGTGCTGCAGGATGACCTGTTCATCCCTGACAGCTACGATGTCGACGACTGTCCATCCTGTCTTCAGGTGGACCATGTCGCCAGGTCTGATGTCCTGTGCTGACAGCTGGTGCGCTGTCGTGTACGTCGTTCTGGTTCCAGGTTCCATGGCAAGGATGTGGTAGGGGTCTGATAGTGAACAGGCGAGCGTATCCCTCGCCGGTAGAAAGCGCCAGGGGATTGTCTTGCTCCCTGGCGCAAGCTGCTGGTTTTCCTGGGGTTAGCGCCGCAAAAGGTGCCCGTGGGTCCCGTACTTGAGCTGCGCCCTGCGCATCCTAGAACGGATCCACTTCCAGAGAGAGGGCCGAACCTCCTGCCCCTCCCTCTCCGCGAGGTTGAGGAGATCGAGCGCCTCCATCGGGCTGAGTTCCTTGCTCCGTACGCGTTGCTTCAGCTTGCTGATGCTGATCATCGGAATCCTCCTTGAAGAGGGTGTTGTTGAGGTGATCACGGCAGTATCTGGCCACTGCATCGGCCAGTCCTCGCTCGACGTACCACTGTTGCTGTATGGCATTCGACATCTCGACGATGCCGGGCCACTCAGTGCTTACGAACGAGATCGTGCCTTCTCGTCCTGACAGCTTGAGAGCCACTGTCACGACGTAGCGCATGCCACGACCAGCTGCTATGTGCTCATCGTGCCATGCCTCCTGGAAGGCCCAGGGACCCTCCAGGCGAATGTCAGCGGAGGGAGGGAGGATGTCCCCCCAGACGCGTACCTCCCGCACCACGTCTCTCCTGCTGGGAGGTGCTGACCAGGTGTTGCGCTTCACTGCTTCACTTCGGAGTCGATGGCGGCGTCTATCTGCTTGACGACGCGCTCCTCTTCGGCGTCCATGGCAGCGACTGAACAGCGCCATCCTCGCCGATTGATGTTGATCTGACACAGGTACCTGGTCTTGAGCGCCTCGTACTTGGCCCTCACCTCCTGGTACTCATGATGGGCAGCGAGCAAGTCCACCTGCTGGGCCGGGGTTACTGAGCCACGCCTGACGAACAGGATGGGGTTGAATTGCTTGTCGTTGCCTCTGGACTTGAAGCAGTGTCCTTTGGTTGTGCTTGACCCCATGAGGCCGAAGTAGGTGATCTCACTGAACTCCCCTCGACTGCCGTCGTAGATCACGAAGGTCTTTTTGACGGAAGATCTGCGCTTGCGCATCTCATCCTGGGTGACCTTTTCATTGATGGCGAGCTTCGCCTCATTGAGAGTGTCCTCCTCGCGAGCCACTCGACATCCCGGGGGCTTGAAAGTGAACTTACCAGTGTCGGTGTCGAGGAAGATCTCGACTTCCTTGTACGTCGTGACGTGGTTGATCATGGCTAGTTGTTTCCTGTGTGTGATTGGGTTTGTTGGTTGACTTGTGCTGTGATGATCTTCTTGATCGCTGAGGCCTCGGCCCCGAAGGTCGGGTTCTTGAACACCAGGCTGCCCTGGACCTGGGCCTCCAGGACGTTGAGCAGGAACTGCAACTGGCTCTTCGTGATGTGCAGCACGGCATCGGTAGGCTGTTCCAGTCGATGACAGATGTTCCAGCTGGACACCAGCCGATACCCCAGCATGTGAGCCTGCTCGAAATTGCCAGTAGCAAAGATCGCCCCGATGATGAGTACACCATCATCCTCAGAACGCTCAGCGATCCAACCAGCTATGCCTTGCTTGAGACTGTCCCCCTCCTGGCACTCATGGTACTCCAGTCTCAGTCCGTCGAGGGAATCTGACATACCCGCCAGTCCTCCATTGCCAACCAGCGCAGGCACAGCTCGAATCCGTACTGCTTGGCCTTCTCTTCCGTGTCGAAGTAGAGTGAGTTGCGACTCCACTCGGTCTTTCCACAGGCCAGTACTTCGACTACGTACTCACCATGGTGTTGCTCGTCGAGCGGGATTGACTTGGACGGCTCCATGTCTAGTCCTCCTTTTTCACGTAAACGTGGAATACATATCCGGTAGGTGTGATCACTGTGTTGATGAACCTAAGTCCCCGCAGACAGACTGAGTCACCTGTTCTGAACACATAGACTGACACGGTGGTGTAGTAGTTATCTATGGGAGCTACTTCGGCCCACAGGACCACTTGACTACTATCGTCCGTGTCTTGAAGCCCGGCAGAGATAACTTTCGCTTTCCCTTTGATGTCGATCTTGTTCTCTTTCCCGTAGTAACCTTGTGCTGGTACTAAGTACCTGTAAATGAATCGCATTGCTAGTCCTCCTTGATGATTCCGATCCGACAACGGTAAACGAACACCATCGTAGTCATAGTCAGTTCTCCTCGGGCTAGATGCCCATCTTGGTTCGCTCGAATAGGTCTGCGATAGCTTTCACATTCGCAGCCAGTGGGTCCTGTCCTAGTTCTTCTATCACGTACTCCAGTTGCTCCCTAATGGCCCGTCGAAGACTCATCTCGGTCTTGAAGCGCTGGTACGTGTCCGGGTACAGTCGTTCGAGGATGTTGTCCTCGTCAACGATCCTGGTCTGCGATTCCTTCCCACCACAGGAAGGGCACCTGAAAGGCACGTCCGCTCCGTCGAGTGAGTAGTACTTGCAGCTATTGCAGGTCTGGATGATCATGATCTCTTCTCCAAGCAGATGGTGCAGAGTACTTCACCAGATTCGGACACTCGAAGGTACGTATTGGCGGCACGTCCCCAGAAGCGGTCATTGCATACGTAGCAAGCTGACCACTGGTTCTCGGGAATCAGGTGATAGGGAGTCCACCCAGAGCGTCCACTACTGCGTCTCTGCTCTCGTGCCCCCTCAGCCGCAGGAGTGCGGTCCAGAGCATCGAAGCAGCCTGATTCACCTTCCTCGGCCTTGTGAATGAGGAAGGCACCGTGTTCGTCCTCGTGATCGATGGTGAGACCGTACTTTGTCTCCAGAGCGCGCACGTCCTGCAAGAAGAGGCGCACCAGATCAGTCTGATCAGGGTCGTAGATACTCATTGATCGATCTCCTCTTTGATCCTGCGCAGTGTCTCCACTGCCTCATTGCCTTCGTTCCCCAGGTTCAGGGTCAGGGACCCCAGTAGAGCGACAGCCAGTTTCAACGTGTCTGCCGCAGTGTGTGGACGCAAGAGCATGGTACGTCCTGTGCTGTTGCTGTACAGCTGGAGGAGTCCATCGGATCGGTACGTGCCGGTCGCGTAGTGTGTACGCGGCTCTCTGGACAGCGACCAGCTGGTGACGATGAACTTCATATCAGCATCCCGCCCGGCGCTCAGCCTCACACAGCCTCGCGTAGTCGACCTCCTCGCGGCAGTCCTTGTAGTAGGCCTCGCGGAACAGCGGGGGGAGCTGTTCGGGATCGGCTTCGAGCACCTTGCCGGATCCCTTGCACTCAGGACATGCGATGTCGAAGACGCCGCCCTTGTAGTCCTCCATGAAATCCGGATCTGGTCCCTCGCCGCAGGGGTTGTGAGGGTCGAGCCCGTGACCATCGATTGAGGGGTTGACGATGGTCCCGTCCCCGTCGCAGCGAGTACAGATCTCCCACTTCCCGGGCAGGCTGCACACGAAGTAGTCCTCATCGTCCGGATCAACCTCGACACCGGGCTCGTTCTCGATGGCGCGCTCGTCCTCATCGAATGAGCGGCAGACGCGAAAAGCGAATCGTTGCATGGTTCTAGTCCTCCTCCTCGGTAGAACATTGTTTGCAGGAATGCCACTCCCCGGGCACACAGCCAACCTTGTGTCTCACTGCACCACACTCGCAACTGTCGAAGTACCGCCCAGTGATGTGTACACTGTGAACGTGTCTTGTTTTGGCAGGTAGCGTATGGTGGTAGACGGCTACCTGCACCTTGATGGAGTTTGGGTACCTGCGCTGCGACAGCGAAGAGAAGTGGAAGCGCACACCGTCATCGAGTCGCGCCCAGTGGTTATCATCCCTGAGTCCATCTTTGCTGAGCCGAAGATAGGTGCCTTGCATCCTCCCTCTGATCACTTCTACCTGGGTACCAGGAAGCATGAGCCGGAGGGCCTTCCATTCCCTTAGTTGATGCTCGGTCGGGGGCTTGCTCATGTCTAGCCCTCCGTGGTAGCAAGAGGCCGGTGGTCTTCACCGTGATCGATCGGGGTCAGCACGCGCGCTCCCTCGGCCTCCAGGGCAGGATCGATCGCACCCCAGGGCAGTCCCCACTTGCCCGCGCAGATCGGCCCGTAGCCGACGGAGCGCGACTCCTTCGTCGACAGCTCCTTCCCGCAGAAGGAGCACGTCCCCGTAGCCAGGCCGTGCTGGCTCGCGGCCTCGTCGAGGTGGTCTTGGGACCAGAGCAGCAGCTCGACCACGTCGTCGGTGCAGTCCTTCCCCCGCCGGAAGCCTCCGCCGTCCTGGGCGATGCGTCCGAAGTAGAGGGAGTCCCCGTAGGGTCCCCCGTCGGTCACCCGGAGATCGCCGGGGTACCGCGAGCGGTCCCCACAGACCTGGATCCGCACCGGGTCCCCGGCCTTGGTCAAGAGGCGCAGCTGAGGCAGCCTCTTCTGGGCCCCCTTGGCGCGATCGAAGAGCGGGAAGAGTCCCTGCAGGTTGATGGCCTCCTCGCCAGGAGCGTCCTCCTGGGACGTCTGTCGAGCCTCCTCGATCAGGACAATCGCCCAGTTGACTTGCACCTCGGAGAGGGCGTGTCGCGTCGACTGGTCAGCGAGGGAGCAGGCGAATCCGTTCTGCGCGAGCACGCCCGCGGGCTCAGTCCAGAGCTGGAGCGTCCGCAGGGCCTCCTCGTCCGTCATCTCGGTGACCACGCTCTTCGTGGTCCCGTTCCTCTTCTTCACCGTGATGGTCCGCTTCATTGGTCGACCTCCTCTTCCTCCACAGCTTCGCGGATCAACAGCTCGCCCAGGTTCTTGATGCCTTCGTCCAGCTTCTTACGGAACGCGAGAGCGTCCTGTAGTGCCTTCAATATCGCCATCCTCTTCTGCGGCTTGTGCCCGCTAAGGAGTCTGTGCATGGACCACGTCCCCCCATTCTCACAGTGAGGGATCCACAGGCCATGCACGTCCACCTTCTCGTCGAGCCGCTCCTGGTCCATCAGGAAGTCCACGGCGGCCAGCATCGTCTTCTTCTTCATGTGAGTAGTCTCCTATCGTTTCGCAGGGTAGCGCTTCCGGATCGTCGCGGCGAGTCTACGCAGACTCCCGGTGTCGAGTGATCCGTACCAGGCGAGCGCGTCCTTTCGGATCGCTCGCATCTTCTCGATCACGTAGTCCTCGCAGCAGGAATCGGGCGAGAGTCCGTACACTTCCATTACCACGTCCCTGGGAGATGTGTTGTGGATGTACAGGGCGAATCCTTTCAGGCTGATCACTGGTCGTCCCCCTTCTCATCGTCGACGAGTCCCTGAATGATGTCGAGTTGACGCTGCAATTGCCCGACGAGCGCCTCGCGGTACTCTTCCACGGTTCCCTCGAAAGGGTAGTCCAGGAGCTGGCGGAACGCGTCCACGTCCACGGTCAACTGCCGATCGGCCAGGAGGATGTCCTGTCTCAGCGGGTCCTCGGTGGACCAGTAGAGTCCCGACGCGTAACGCGTCGTCTGCGCGTACACCGATTCCACAGGAATCAGCACGGCGCTATGGGTTGGATCGTTGTCCATGTAGTGATCAGTCCGGACGCAGTACGAATAATCGTACTCGACCGGGGCAGTTGTCCAGACGAGTCGGTAGCGTTTCATCTTACTCGGTCCTCCTGATGTACTGTGCCCGGCCAAGCAAACCAGGGCATCCCTTGTGTCGATAGATCGCTCCACGTTCCTGAATGTTTGCGTGTCGCTTGCCAGTAGCTTCAATCTCGAAGCCACAGATAGAACACTTGTACAGGTACCGTTTCATGGTCCTGCGTTTCACGAGCAACCCCATCTCGGAGCAGTGAGTAGTCCGATTCCCGTCCGCTCCGAATTGCCTCGCGATAGCTCGCCAGTAGATGTTATGGCCAGCAGTCTTAGGTGCGGCAATGTGGGCCAGCTCGTGACGGATTGTTTCTTCGCGCCTGTGGGCATTCTCGGGCGCGGCCAGAAGTCGCGAGAGCTTGACTCGTTTCAATCCCCAGTTAGCAGACCCGAGGGTTTGCGTCATCCGGGGACCAATCTCCATCCAAGTCCCTTGAAGTCGCTTCGCGTACTGTGGGAATCGTTCACACAGTTCCCTCCGGATTGATAGGAAGAGGGGATGGAGAATCAAGTAGGCTTCATGTTTGTCCGGCAAGTTGCGTAGAGCGCGTTCCGGTACCATGTCCAGGCTCCTTTTGTTTGCTAGGGTCAGTGAAATACAATCGGGCACTGTGCTCCGATTGTTTGTAGGGTGGGGAGCGGTTCGCACGCCGGGCCACTACTCCTGGCTGCGCTCCTGACCTCCCCCGGTCCCTTGTGCGGGGACCGTGTACGGGCGGGACCGGGGAGGGTCCCGCAGTGCCCTGCTCTACGCGGGCTGGACGAGGCCTCTGGGGCAGGGCCCGTAGTCCTTTCGAGTCGCGCCGAGGGTATCGATCACGAGTCGATACCCGATTGCATGTCGGAAATTCAGAATTGCGAGTCGACGCGTCGGGGCCCAAACAATCCAGCGGGCCCGTTCTTGCGTTTCGGGGTCCTCAGTGTGAACAATCCACGGGCGGACTTTCGGTATTCCGTTCATCTCACTCTCGCTTCCCAAAAGGGATCAAACGCGCCGGGGATATCGATCCACAGGCTTCCGTCGATTGAGTCGCGGAAGTATTCCCAATGGTATCCACTGCGCGAGACGATGGTTTGTGACTCCGGAGTCGATCTAACGTACAAGTCCGATTCGTACGATTCGATCTGGCATCCGGCTTTCTTCAGGTCCTCGTATACAGTCATTTCAGACGTCCTCCGTCTTTTCAGTAGCGGAAGGAAGGTACTTTGCTCCCGAACCATGTCCGGGAATCGTGATCGATAGCGCACCGATTGAACATCCTCGACAGAGTAAACAGTCGGTACACTTGGTCCCTTTCGTTTCGGATGGACAAACGATACTGAACTCGTCGGGCTCGCCTGTCGCAAAGTAGCGCCACCCGGTAGCGCGCGCGTCGGAGCGGTCTTGATCGGTGTCACAGCTGGCCATAAAGAACTCACGGGCCCATGCGTACCGATCTTTGCGCCACTGGTGAGTGTATCCTGTCCACCCGGCAGATTGTTTAGCAATGCGCCGGACTACCATTTCAGGGATCAAGACTGGTTCCCCGTACGCTCCAAAGCGTACGCGTTTCCCCCGGAAGACGCTCCAATCTCCCCGGAGCGGAGGGTAGATTCCCCGGGCCAGTCCAAAGTAGACTCCCCGGGGGGCTTGTCCTACGTTGACATAGCAAGCCCTGTGACCGCCGTGGCCGTCTCCTCGCAAGGGACAATCCAGACAGACCACGGAATCGAGTCCGGTCCGGACCGCTTCCACGGGATCAATGTGGGGGACAATCCAGACCTGAATCATCGGGCCAGTCTTTTCGTTTCTACTGGCCTGCGTGAATCCGGTGGCCACCACGGTGAAATGCTTACCACGGTGGAGAATGAATCCATTGGCCAGTGCCTTGGATTGTTTGCGTCGCTGTGTGCGATTCACTGAATCGGTCCTCCTTGATTCACAAGGGCCAGGGCCAGGCGCTTCCGGGAATCACTTCGGCGCGCATACCAATACTTGCCACGTCGATGCCAGCGGAATCCAGCTGAGCGAAGCATCGAAAGGATTCGGGCCTCGGGGCGAGAAGCGAATGTGATCTCGATTCCGTCCTTTTCGATGTTCTCGCGATACGAGCACTGAGGGACCGCCGGACATTCCGTAGCCTTGTCCTGGAAGATTGCGTCCGGGGAGAGGAACTGTAGCGGGTCAACGTCGGAGCGCAGTGCCCTGGATTGGTTCCGCGAGACCTTGCCCTGTGAATCGATGCGTGATTGCCAGTTCGCGATTGCGTGCGCAGCCCCTGCAATCGCGAGTACGGCGTTAGATCCAAGGGCGAGTATCCGTCCGTCGGCCTTGACCAATCCGATGGCGGGATCGGATTGCCCTGATTCGTGCTCTTGAATGATTCGGCGCGCGTCATCGGCGGATTCCGCGTCGACGATTGCGACTGTCCCTTTTCCTTCTTCCGCCATACGCTGGAAGTCCCGAATCCGGATGGCCGAGCATTCCGCCGTGGCCGTGCCTTGTACCTTGTAAATGCGACACCGTTTCGGTTTCCACAGGATGAGCGTTTTCATGTTTGTTTCCTTGTGTAGTGGATTGCAGTGAGTAGTGGAAAGCAAAGGGAACGCGTGGCGTCTTCCCTTTGTGTGCGGGGAGGGAAGGCAAGAGGAGAGCACGGGAGAGAGAGAACCCGCGCGCGTCACTCGATTGCCTTCCCTGTACTACTGAATCAGAACCATGTCCAGCTGGTCATGATTTCCTCGGCGAACGTGTCGGAGCAAGTGATCAAGGCCAACCGGACATTGTCCAGCGCCCGCACCTTTGACTGGACGGCTAGCCGTCTCATCCTTTCCCCCTCCGGGATCGATCGGATCTTCCGTTCACCTTGTTCGCGGATTCTGTCGAGAGCTTGAATCATCATCTCGACCCTGCCGTTTGTTTGACTTTGTAAGCACATGTTTGTTTCCTAGTGTAGTGGAAAAGGAAAAGGAAAAGGAAAAGGAAAAGGAAAAGCAAAGGGAACGCATTGCGTCTTCCCTTTGTGAGCGGAGCGGTTCGATCGGTTTCCTATGAATCGAACCGCGCGCCGATTGTCTGTTGTTTTATCGATCCAATCGAACGGGACAATCGAACGGTTTCGATTGAATCGGCTCGCCGTTTCTCCGTGATCCCTCGGGGCGGATTGAAACGGTATCTAGTTGAAAAGGAGTGTGGCGCGACTCACTTCGGCAATCCCTTGCGCATCTCCAATGGCCCGCAATCGGCGGGAGAGAGCGCATGGCCCCTGGTGTGTCACCCCCCGCCGGATGCGCCCGGGCCCTTGGGCACCCCTTTTCAGAGTGTCCGGCCCGGGCCCCTACGGGGCACCAGGGCACGGGCCCCCACACTGTCACTGTGGGGTGCCTTGCCGTGCCTAGTTGCTCGTTCGGCGCGTGGCGCGCTCTACCCTGTGGGGTGAGGCCTCTCGACTTATCGGGGGATCGGCCGGGCCGTCCCTCAGCATCGGGCGGGGACGGGGACCGATCGGTCGGGCGAGAATGGCGCGGGCGTTTCCGAACGGGCGAGATGTCACAGAACACCCTATAGACTACCCTTCTCCTATGCGTGAGCAACAGTGCAAACGGTTCGGAATAGGGCATTCCTACTAACCGTTTGCACTGTATAGACTTATGACCGCTTGTTTTTTCGGGATTGCCCTGGACGATCAAGGGGTGGGCCAGGGCTAGCGGGTCCCGTGCGCTCCTGTGGGGCCCTGTGGGCGCGCGGGCCCCTGGCCAGGGGTCACAGGGGCCCGGGCCCTGTGGCGCTCTCCTGGGGGGCCCTGTGGGGCCCGCGCGGGGACCGTTTACACTGTAAAACAGTGCGCACTATTACCGGGAATCGTGGTTTTCCCTTGACTGTCACGAGCGCTCCTGTGGGGCCTTGTGAGAGCACGAGTGGTGTCCGGGTCATATAACCCTCAGTGATTGTAAAAAGCTCGACAGGAGCGATTCTAGGATTTTACAATATATGCGACATCCTATAATGGGCATTCTAGGGGCCGTGAAGGCCGATTCTGATAGGAAATTGCATATACAGTGGTCAGGAAAGCATACTCTAGCGGGTTATAGGGTATGAATCTTGTGGCTAACCCGGATCGGGGATCACAGGCGCACAGACCCCACAGGGGTGTGCCGTGCGTCCTAAGTCCTTTGCTGGCAAGGGGTTATGTCGACGTGACTCAGCCAGAGGACCAAACCTCTTATAAGGAAACGTAGGTGGTGTTATTGTGGTATACTACTTGCTACACTCATTTCACTCAGTTTAGGGGACACAATGTTGCCAAATGGGCTAAGTATAGTAATAACAAGGGGTTACGTCGACACAGGGTAGGTTTTGGGGGTGTGCCGATGTGCGGTTATACGAGGGGTTATATGAGCTAAGCCTAGTAATAACAATGGGTTAGGGCATATAACCCCCCTCTCTTTATACAAGGATATAGCATTTATAAGTAAGTGACCACTTACACTTATAACCCTTATAAGGGATATAGTAAGTGATCACTTACACTAGCCTCCGGCCCACTGTACCCGATTGAGGGTCTTATCCCTTGACAGGGTTATACAGGATATCAGGATCTACAGATCTGATATAAGCATGCCCCAGTGCTCTAGTGGGGAATAGGTCTATATCAGATATCAGGATCTAGAGATCTGATATAGCCCCTGGCCCCTGCCTTCGCGCACTGGCCTGGGCCCGGGCCCCTGGCCCCTGGCCAGACCCCTGGCCCGCGCGGGCCCTGGGGGGCTGGACGGGGGGCCAGGGCCCGACCCCTGGCCCCTGGCCAGGGCCCTCAGCCGGCCCCCCCGTTTGTAGATACTATCCACATTGTGGATACTATCTACAAACGCACAGGGCCCTGCCCTTGTGGATAGTAGATACAAACGTGACGGATAGTATCTGCAAAGGCTACGTAGAGAATCGGGGTCCAGGTCCAATGACCCATGTCCTTTTGCACGGCCCAAAATTTGTGCGCTGTGAAAAATTCGAGGCCCATATAAGGTGCCTCGAACAAGAAGTCTGTTTACAATTACCTTACAAGAAAAAGGCCTTCGCAGGCCCTCCCCGCCCCTCAGGCCGACCGATTACTGTAAATGGTGCTTGCGCAGGGGGTTACGATCGGGTATGGACGACTGACTCCTTCGTGGAGATTCATGCGACATCTCCAAGTTCTCCAGCGGGTGGGTCAGCCAACAACTGGTCCACCCGCCTCCACATGACCGAAGCCCTCGATCGAGCCTACGACCGCTTCAGACAGGACGTGATCCTCGCGCACGAGCGCAAGGTCGCGCGATGTCAGCTGCCCATGCTGGTCTCCGAGATCCCTCCTCACCTGAGGCACAACGGGCAGAAGAGGGCCATTCACCAGCTGTCGCCCGAAATCAGCGACCGGCTGGGGGCCACACACCTCCTCCTGGCCCGGCCAGATGCCCCACCCGAGTCCCTGGAGCCCTACCTCTCCGCGGACAGGCTGTCCATGGAGGACGCGAAGCCCTTCCGGGTGGCCATGGCCTGGCGCATCGTGCGCACCCTGGCGCGCCTGAAGGGCCTGGTGGCCGACGAGGAGCTGCTGGTCGAGGCGCTGCCCTTCGAGCCCTCGCCGTGGATCGAGGCACAGACAGGTTATGGAGCGCTCCCACCGGAGCAGAAGACCGTCGTCTTCCGCGAGATGAGGATCGAGCCCGCTGTCCGACAGATCTGCGCCATGGCGATCGAGCTGCCGCTCCTGCCGCCGCTACCGCCGAAGGAGACCCCGTTCGACATCGAGAGGTACACGACGGACAGCGACGAGAAGTTGCTCTCGTACGTGGACATGATAGCGCGCATGTGTGCTCACTACGGGTACAACAGCCACGTCGATGGAGTGTACGGGATGGCCGGGCTCCTGGAGCCTGACCTGATCCGCCTGGTGTTCCCCTCGCCGGGCGAGATCATGAGTTACGAGAACGTCCTGGCGCTGAAGATCGCCGACATGCTCGGGTACCACCCGATGCGCGACATCAGGCGGTCACTCGCGGAGGTCTATCACCTGACGGAAGGGGAGATCAACGTAGCGCTGAAGATCGGCGTCGGGCAGCTCCACAAACAACACAGCCAAGACGTGGAAGACGCCAGGGCGATGATGATCGCCCGCACCGAGGACTTCATCTCGCGCTCGAAGGAGAGCCTCGACCTGACCAACGAAGCGAAGGGCCTGAAGATCCTCACCCTCGTGCAGGGCCTTGTGCGCACTGAACCGGAGGACGCGAACAAGGATTTCGAACAGATGGTTGACAAGGTGGCGGGTGAGCAGCCAACGATCAGCCGTCCAGAGATCACAGTGATCGATGTACCTAACCTATCACGGGAGAACTGAACCAATGAGTAGTTTCCAAAACGCAGTAGAGTCCATGACGAACGAACTGACCTCGTTCCTCATGACCCAGGCAGGCCAGGTGGTGGGCAACGTCGCCGACCTCCAGGCCTTCGCGGCTGAACTGTCAGCCGACCTCATCGAGGCGGTGAGCCTCGATCGGCAAGATCTCGTCAAGGAGATTCGGTCGCAGATCGAAGTCCGCGCCGAGAAGCTCCGCATCGAAGGCAACCGTCACTTCTGGAACACGCTCCAGGTGGCGATCGGCCTCACCATCCAGACCGCTTTCGGATTCGCCAAGGATCTGGAAGTCCCGGAGTGACCATGGCCCCCTCACAGCCCGTCAACATGCCCCCGGGGATGCTACCGCCGAACCCTCAAGTTCGCAGCAAGCCGCCCTTCAGGGTCAGTAAGAAGCTGACGATCACGATCGTGACCGCGCTCGTGCTCACAGCCAACAAGAAGTTCGACCTTGGTCTCGACAGCAACACCACGATGGAGATCGCGGCTGTGGTAGGGGCTTACCTGGTTGGACAAGGAGTCGCAGACATGCGGCAACGAGGACCATTCGGATGAAGAAGATCAAGTGCCGCGAGTGCTTGAGCATCTTGCGTCCGAGAGGATGGATCAATCCCGACAACACTGTAGAGCCGGACATGAGAACGATCGAGTGCCCGGTCTGTGGCAACGAGTTCACTATACGGAGGGAAGGGTCTACTGTCATGCCCAAGTACTCTGGTCAGGACGTAGAACTTGTTTGGACCCTGTACCATCACATCACCGAAACCCAACGCGTGGAGATCCAGTCGCATGGCTGAACAAACATTGAAAGTCCGTTTCACGGAGCAGACCAGGGACCTCATCGAAAAGTTCAAGGAACAACTACGTTCTCTGGACATGCTCATCGAAAAGGCCTCACGGCCCGAAGGGATGTGCATCGAGGACTCGCCCGAATACGACAAAGCGGTCCAGGAGACCGTCGATATCGTCGTCCAGCAAGCAGAAGACATCAAAGACCTGCAAGATCGCGTCACCGCGCTTCTCAAGAGCAGGCGCGAATTCGCGCAGCACATCAGCAGCCTCCAGGACAAAGTCAAAGAGCTGGAGTCTCGTCCGACCGGTGGGGAGACCCATCTTCACTATCACTACCCAGCCACCAATCCGCCATTGCTTCCCTATGTGCTGTGGTGCGGTGATCCCACTCTTACGGGTGTTCCCGGTGGAACGACTACCATTCACTTCGATACCAATACCAACAAGTCATGAAGCACGCCCTCACAGTTGCTCTCCTGTTCCTCGCCTCGTGTGTGACCACGATCAAGACAGATGCGATCTTGGACACCATACAAGCAGTGGTAATCCGTCACGACGCGTACGTCATGGCGGATGACCAGGACCCTGTGGCGCTCGCTCAGTCTGCGGAGCTGATGGATCTCGTCCTCTCCTCGGAAGAGGTCGAGAAGCAGACCCTAGCCATGCCACTTCTGCCGGTCACAGCCAGGCACGACGTCTACGTGAACTCTGACGAGTCTCTCACGCCGCTGGAGAAGAGGGTCTACCTCCGCAGCTCCAGCGAGCTGAGACACTTGGTAGAGTAGTACTACAAACCCCACTGCCATTAGATGACCTCCACTCAACAACAGGGTGTCTTACCCAAACCAACGAATGGCAATGGGGGGACGATAAACGAGAAGACGAAACTGCCGCTCTCGTTTGTCATTCCACTTGTTGCCTTCGTTGTATCCGCAGCTCTTGCTTATGCAAGCCAGCTCAGAGAACTCGATAGCCTTCGCCGCGAACAGAGGCAGTGTAGAGTTGACCTCACGCGAGACATCGACGGGGTTCGAACAGAGCTGGAGAAACATGACACGGAGGACCATTTTCGCGGAGCGGATGCTGATCGATGGCACGAACGCATCCAGTGGGCCTGGGAGTACTACGCAAGAAACACAGGCCTGAAGTGTTACCCGTTGGTCCCTCCCTGGCGGGAGGGCACGTCATATCACCCCAAACTGATCTACATCGAAGGAGAAAAGCCCAAGTGACCGTACCCATCAAATACATATCGCGGTTGCTATGGATCGCTTCCATAGGGTTCGCAGCTGCCGCGTTGATCTCTTGCCTGTAGGAGGGCAACAACATGCGTCGTCACGTACCCGTACCTCGTCCTACTGATCAACCGAAAGGTGACAAGCCACCTAAGATCAAGGAGAAGAAGCCGCTGCCTCCTGTGATGGCAGGTAGTGGTAGTTCGTTGCCCAGGGGAGGCCATACGGTCAAAACCAAGGGCATGAAGAAGCTCGGGTAGCCAATGGGGAAGTTTGCTCGACAGTTCGAACCTCTCTACAGGGAATGGAGATTCGACATCTTCAAGCTCTGTGAAGCCTTCCGATTCAACCCGTCGTGGCAACAGCGAGACTTCCTTCAGGCTATCCAGGTAGCAACGCACGGGTTTCCTGCGCCATCGTGGCCGTACTTGTCAAAGCGAGCACCTACCGAGAATCTGGGGTGCCGGTTGATAGCGACCAAGTCAGGACAGGGACCTGGAAAGACAGCAGCATCGACCATCGGGGGCGCGTACCGGACGCTACAGCACAAGGATGCGCTCACGATGGTCACTGCTCCTACCATGGATCAATGCCGAGAGGTGTGGCTGGCCGAGTTCCGCAGGCGAGCGGACCATGCCCACCCGGCGCTCCAGCGATTGATCCGACCTACGAAGAGTCGCATCATCTTCGGTAACCGGCCAAACTGGGCTATCAAGTTCGTGACAGCTGTTCGTGAGCAGAATGCTCAGGGTCGCCACGAGGAACACATGACCTGGATCGCTGAGGAGGCCTCCGGGATCATCAGAGCGCTCATGGTACAGATCGAGGGAACGCTCTCCAACACGGATGGCATGTTCATCTGTGTTGGCAACCCGAACACCAGGGACTGCTACTTCTTCGATTGCTTCAACATCGACAGGCATCACTGGTGGTGTTACACGATGAACGCCGAGGAGTCACCTGAGCATATCGTGGCTCAGTCTCGCAACAGGCTGTTGGCCGAGAAGTACGGACATGACTCTGACATTTACAGGGTCAGAGTCCTCGGTGAGTTCCCGCACAACAGTCCCAATTGCGTGATCTCTTCTGAAGACCTGGAGGCTTGCACGCGCACTGATCCATCGTACTGCATGCGGTTCGGGCGACGAGAGCGAGGACAGCTAGTCATCCCTCAGCAGTTCGGAATCGACTTCGCCAGGTATGGAGGGGACGAGAACGTCGTCTACCAGCGATTCGGGAACTGCATCATCGGACAATGGATCGAAGGGCATACAGATCCGAACAATGCGCTCGACAAAGCCTTCGAGATGCGCAAGACCTCCAACTGGAAGTTGGACAAGACCTGGTTCGTTCCAGACGCTGGAGGGATGGGTCAAGGCCTGATGCGCAGGCTTGAGCAGTTGAACACGAACTTCATGGAGTTCCACAACGGTGGACATGCCGCAGATCCGGAGTTCGCGAACAAGATCACCGAGGCCTGGTTCAACTTCGGCAGGCTTGTGAGGGCACGCCAGGTGTACATTCCCAATGACCCTCGATTGATTCAACAGTTATCAACCAGGCAGTACGTGTACAAGGACTTCAAGGGTAAAGGAAAGATCTGCGTCGAGTCCAAGGAAGAGTACATCCTCAGGATGAAACGAGAGCTTGGAAGTACCTCTGAAGAAGCAGGTAAATCACCTGACCGTGCCGATGCCATGGTAATGTGCTTCTACAACAACGTAGAGTCTGTCGGTAGGATTTCAACACGAGCGTCATGAAGTGCCCGGTGTGCGACGAGAAGCTCAGGATTTCCCACACCATAGGCGCGGGAGAGAGGGGTCAGACCAGAGCGATGTTTTGTCCAAACTGTAGGCGTAAGTTCACGGAAGTCAGCATCATCCACGAGAACAATGGTCTAGGAACTGGGGCCCGCGCCCTGGCAACTGCCATCCGGCAAGGAAAGGTCGATGTCGTCAAGCGAAGCGGTACGAGCCATTCACAGAGCCTGTTCCAGGGCTATCCGCCTACTGTGTAAGGGGGAGGGGGATATTCCCGAGGTCGAGGCAATCATCGTCCTGATCCTCGGTCGCCTGGGACCTTTCTGGGAGGCTCAGGCGACCGGCGCGGTCGAGGAGATCCTCCGGAAACTCAGGAGGCTCCAGGACGCGCTCCCTACGGCCTCCGTGGACTTTGTCGCGGGGGCCGACGAGGACGACCCCGCTCGCGAGGTCTTCGTGGCGGCCCTCCTGGGGGCCCTGGAGCGCCGCCTAAGCGCTCCCCCGACGCCCTGGGCCCAGGAGGCGCTCCAGGGCCTCTCGGAGTCGCTCCTGGACGCCGGGGCGGGGAGCACAGGCCAGTGGATCGACTGGGCCCAGCCCTCTGCAGCGGGGCTCCCAGAGAGCGCTGAGGCCGACCTGCTGCTGCAGCTACGGGGACGCTACCTGACGCGCCGGGAGGCCGTCCGGGGGCACCTGGAGGCCTACCTGGCCCGGCCCGAGGTCCGGAGGGACTCGGAGGCCTGGGCAAGGCAGCTGGCCGACCTCCTGGGAGTGGACGTGACCGACTGGCTGCCGGTCACCGTGGATGCCTGGGCGTACCGCTGGTACAACATCGCGAGGGTGGTGTCCTATGCTCAGGCAGGCGTGAGGACCCTGGTGCTCTGGAATCCTCGGGACCAGAACACGACCCCGTTCTGCTGGTGGGCTCATGGGTATGAGGTACCTGTAGGGCTGGCTCTTGAGCACATCGACAGATACGAGCAAGCGGTTTCAACAGGGGACATGGACAAGGCCATGAAGATCTGGCCTCTGCAAGAACCTAGCAAGTTCAACAGGGCTACTTACTTGTCTCATCACCCATTGCCGCCGTTCCACTTTCGCTGCAGGACGGAGGTGCGACCGAAAGAAGGAGAGAGCGTGCGGTAGAACCGACACGCCCTCTCCAGGCAAGAGCCCCTCACAGAGCCCTGATCTAGAGGTCGAGGCCTAGTCTGGCGATGACCGAGTTCAGCTTCGCCGCAAGAGTGGCCACGGCATCAGCAGCAGTAGCCACGCTGGATACAGCAGCGATGGTGTCACCACCGCTGGACCCGCCAGAGTTGTCTGTAAGAGAGTTCACGTCAGTGCCGTCAGAGGTCACCATGTGAACCCACGCACTGCCTGTGCTCATGTAGATCTCGTACGGTGCCGAGGAGCCGACAGCTGCGATGCAGCCATCGTAAGCGCCTGGGTTAGGAAGGGCTCCGGTGTTGGCGTAGAGCCCAGGAGCGAACGGAGTCGTACCGATCGCGTCCATGTTGTCGTTGATGTTGGAATCCCACCCTTGTTCATCGTGGGTGATTGCGGTCAGTGAGGGTCTGCTCATGTCACTCGTTCGACTGTGATCACTACGGGATCGGACTTGTATCCACCGTTCACGTTGCGAAGGTGGACCTTGAAAGCGGAAGGATACGAGCTGCTGAAGTCGCTGTACAGGTTCGCGTCGGAGTAGGTCCAGTCAGCCCGAGACCTGGAGTAGACGTTCTTCACGTTGTCCGAGGTATCGGTCACGGTCAGCTCAAAGGAGCCGAAGATGTCGATGCTTCCCGTGGCCTGGCCTGCGTTGACTGTACCTCCACCGGTGTTTGGTAGGAGACCTGAAACGTAGGACCACACGAAAGCAATGGAGCTACCGCTGACGTAGTAGTTGTTGTTTCCAGACACGCGTAAGGCCGAGGGTCGCTGAGGTTTCAGGCTGTTGCCATATAGGTTGACCTCGATCGCCGGGCAGGTTTCCAGAGCAGCGTACGCTGTGTCTGTCCTGGGCTGTACCTTGATCCACACGGTCCCATTCGGCATGAGGAAAGGACTAACCAGGTGCTGGAGCTGAGAGACATTGAACAGGAAACAGTAATCGCCTGCAGAGTGATCACTTCTGATGGTGTTGTACTTCGCCCGCAGTAGTCCCCTGAGCTGCCAGGTATCACCGGACACGTTCATGACGTTGCGGCAGAACATGATCTCGTCGTTGATCACGAGGAGTTGATCACCTCTGCGCCACTTGGCCGTATCGGAGGACAGGTTCGCTGCTCTTGCAACCAGGTCTACCCCAATCTCGGTGAACGTAGGACCAAGTTCTGTGTACCAGGCATCGACAGCGTCCATGGCACTGGTGAGGATACCACCAGTGAATGTGTTGGATTCCTCACCAAGGTAGGTATACGAGGTGTTGTCGGGACTGATCCAGATCGCAGCACTAGCGATGTTGGTATGGGCTCGGATGCGGGGAATGACCAGGCTCTGAGGACCGTAAGGCAGGAGGTACATGGGCACCTCGACAGCGGCGTCTGCGAGATCGGGCAGCGGAGGGGGAGGAGGTCCACCAGTGTTCCCACCACCAGGAGATCCGGCAGAAGCGTCAGTTTTCACAGCGTAGTAGTTGGATACGGCTGTGATGGTGACTGACTCATCAGGTTGCTTTACCTGGGTCTCCATGCAGAGCAATTGGTGGGGTACATCTTCTGCTGTGAACACCCTGCCTGGTGTGATCATTCTCGCTTCGCGGGAAGCCACGATGGTGAACTTGGCCCCTGAGCCGAGGTCTTCTTGACTTCTCCTGTTGGCAACTATCTTGGCAGTCTTGAAGTCGATGACAGAGGGAAGACCGACCTTTTTCGCCCTCGCGAGCTCCATATACTGCATGGCTCCGTTGTTGTCGTATCCTCCGATCGGCATGTCCTTGTACAAGTAGTTGCGATCGGCAAACACGTAGAGCACTCTCTCTGAGGCTTTCACTCTGTGAACAGACGTGATCTCAGGCCTTGGAGGAAGAATGTGGTCTGGGCCGAGGTGGGGAATGTAGGTAGAGGTAGAGGTCCTGATCGGAACGAACTTGTACTTGGCTGTGAATGGATCGAGCACGATGAAGCACCCGATGTCGGTCATCAATTCGGCAAGGATCGAGTCTGCGGTTTCACCATCCCTGGCTTCGATGTTTCCTGCTAGTCTCTCGTTTGCACACAGAACACCTAGATCTTCCAGGGAGTCCATGTCGAATAGAGATTGTTCCTGGTGCATACCGTGAGGGAAGTCAGCAAACAACACCTGGGCCATGATGTGAGCCATGTTGTACCCATCATCGTTTCCTGGTTTGTAGATGTGAGCATAGGCATCGGAAGCGATGATAGAGCCAGTGAGGTCGACACCAGCAAGGTGGATGACCAGCCAGGTATGCCCGAACACGGCATCGCCTTCAACATACCAACCGACTCGATCCATCGTGTAGACAGTGTCCGGATTGAGTGTGCTCACACCAGAGATCCTGAACTTGTCTCCTGTGCGGGGGATCCAGGTAGCATCAGCAAACGGGTCCGTGCCGTTGTACTGCATCCAGGCGTTGGACTTGAAAGCATCCCAGAGCTTGATCAACAACACGGGAGTACCGAAGTAACCGTTGTCACTGACCAGAATGGTGTATGCACCGTGAGTTTGGGTGGCCCTCTTGATGAACTCCGAGGTGCTGTACGTTTGCTCGATGTAGGCAGGGGTAAGAGACAGAGGATCTCCTTGGACCTCAACCTCGGTCTCGTACTTGATCTCTGGCCACAGCGCCTCATGAGGTGCGTGAGGGTAGTAGATGTGACAAAAGTAGGGCCATCGGCTGGCAATCGTGGGTGGATCGATGGCACTAGGATCTCCTCCTAGTTCAATGGGCAAGGAGTTGGCAGCTCCATGCAGACCACCACCGGAACTGTCGTCAATCGGTTGATCTACCTCGCCCCAGAAGATGTACGCGTGACCTAGTTTGTTGATGTAGAAGCTCGATCCGCTAGGATGCGTTTCAGGTGAGAGAGGGAAGATGTCGTAGGTCAGACCTCCAGAGCCTGGTGTACCAGGGTAATTCGGTGGTTGGAGATACTCCTCGTCGATGGTGATGTTGTGGATTGCTTTCGCAGGACCGACGCAGATGTGGTGCCAGCCAGCTTGTCTCTTCGACCAACCTGTGTCGTCTCCCCAGACGATACCTAGTTTCCTGACGAAAGCGAACTGTGGAGCAACCAAACGACGACCAATCACCAGCGGAAGGAGCGATCCTCTCTTAGCCAGTGTTTGAGTGTACTCCATGTCAGGCGTGCTAGCGCCTTTCATGGCGTTCTTGGACATGATGTAGCTGGCTACACCAAGTCCTACCGCAATCACCAGGAGGATGACTGAGACAGCTGCTTCTTGGTATTCAATCACGGGATCGGCTCCGGTTCTACGATGTCGGGCTCATCCAGATCTTCAGGGGCAATGGGGTCACCAGGCTGCAGCCAGCGGTAAGAGGAGTTGAGCACTCTATAGGCCCTGTGTAGGATCATGCCATTCATCAAGGCTCCTGCATAGCTGGTTTTCTTCACACCAGGGCCGGTAGCATCCCACAGTTCGTTGTCATAGCAACCAACAATGTAAGCGTGACCAGGTCCGCCTTGTCTGGGTCCTACTACGAGTACGTCTCCGGGCTGGATGTTTCCATCAATCACCTTCTGGAAAGGAGCGTACAGTTTGATGATCTGACGCACGGCAGCGTGAGATCTGGCAGGGTTGTGAAGATAAGAGTCAGGAGGGAGGGTGGTGTAGTCGTGCGTCGTGTTCGACATCTCGTCCATGATCCCTGTGACGAAACGAACACAATCAACACCGATTCCTTTGGCTTGTTGACCAGGAGCGTACGGAGTGCCTTTCCAGCTGTTGATGACACCTTCTAGTTTCTGTCGAATGCTCTCAAGGCCATTCGACCATGTCCAGTAGGGGAAGCTCATGTGTAGAGACCACTCCTCTGGTAGTTCGGGTTATAGGGAGGAATGCCTACTCCAGCTCCGCCGTGCTGGCTTTCCTTGTTGAATCGAGCGCGGCAGGTGGACAAGAGCTTGTCACACCCGGCATACAGTGTGATGTAGCGATCGATCCATAGCTGTGATGGTTGACGAACGGTATGAAATATCAATGGGTCGTGTGACCGCCAGATTCTGATGTCGAGGATGCAACCTTCGTATTCTGCAAACCCACGAGAGAACCAGTTGTCTTCTTTGCCGGTGACACCTGCGTCGGTCTGTATTGTGAAAGACAGGTTGTCGATCGACAGTACCTTCACGTTCGATACTGCGTACAAGTTCTTGATAACGCTGCAAGGACCACTGTACAGAGGCCAGATGCAGTCTTGCTCTTCGAACAGGCCGAGGGGAACATCCCAGGTGCTCTTCAACGGAGAGGCAACTATTTCGACGAGACCGGACTTGCCCTTGGGCGCTGTGGTACCTGTGAACACTGGTCCTGAGAAGACACACATCAGTTTGCTAGCTGCACTGCCTGATGTTGGTTTGTGCCACTCGAACACGAAGCAGTAAACGGGAGAGTGAGCACCTCCGTCAGCGAGGTAGGTTGTGAATGAATCAGCAGGGAGTGTGATCTTGATGTCCTTGGCCTTCAGGTCTCCTGTTAGTTTGGGAATGTCTAGCTCCAGTCCTTCGATGGTAGAGTACGTACCGCCAGGACCGGGCTGGGCAGAAGGAGCGTCCGTGTACCTGGCCTCGGCGATGCCTAGAGGGAACTCTGCCGATTGCGTTCCATACAAGAAGCGCACCAGGTAGATGGTGTCTCTTGTTGACTGTGTGAGGGCTGAAGAAGGAGACATCTAGGCTGGAGTGGTGGTGGGTTGAGGAAGGGAGACCCTCATGTGCAGCATAGGAGCATACACTGTGACACCCTCTTCTATGTAGTCGATGGAGACCTCCCTCTCGTTCAAGATCTCTGTGATCTCTACTCCGAAGGCCACGGCTTGATCAGTAGACCATTCATCCGAGTAGGAGTCAGAAGATTGCCGACACTCGATGCACCATCGCACGTTCACGATCTCTCCGTGAGCAGACAGTGTGTCGAGGAGATCAATGGTCCAGACCCCTCCACCTGTGTCGATCACTTGAGAGACGCGAGCTATCTCAACAAAGCCGTACTGGTCGTAGACGGCAATGTACTTGAGGTAGTTGTGAGTGTGCTGCCACTTGCCAGAGGCTGAGACCTGTATCGAGGTAGAAGCAAGGCCCTCAAGATGCCAGATATCATGAGGCAACACAGCCCAGTACGGAATGACTCGGCCTCTTCTGGAGTCGAAGAAGTTCAGCCATGTCCAGGCTTCCTCTTTGGAGTAGACCTGTCTCGCTGCTCTCAGAGTGATCTGTGGTGATGGTCCTTGAAGGAACGAATGCTCGGACTTTCCTACTGTTGCCTTGAAACCTGAACGAGCAAATCCAAGGTCGGGTTCGACGACCCAGTTGTAGTCTAGATCTACGACAGGCAGACCGTCATAGGTATCGAATGAACTGGGAGCTGTTTGAGCCGAGAAAGGCAATGCACTAGGACCTGGTATTTCATCAAACACCAGTGTCAGATCGCCGACCCTGTCTGTCCTCAGCTTCATCGAGTCACTGAGGTTAGGCCAACAATCACAGACTGGGACGATGATGTCACCAGCCGATGGAGCAACATCAAGCTCGTCGGACGAGCTGAGGATCAACTGAGATGAAGAAGCAGATACGACTATCGTAGCCTGTTGCGTTCCATCAGCATAGTAAACGACCACCTTTCCGCCGTTGTGGAATCGTCTGTTGGAAAACGATCCAGTGAGCAGGAGTGTAGTGCAGCCACTGTTGGCATAGGTGTAGTCAGGGTACAGAGGAACCTCGACGTAGTGATCTCCTATGTACAGGAGCCTTCCCCAGAGCTTCTGGATGGTGGCTTGATCGAGGCCTGACCAGCGACACTTGATTGTCCTGTAGGGCTTGGAAGAGTGAGCAAGACGCGCTTCGGACAACGTCTCTTCACCAGCTGAGAGATCAGAAGGAGCATGGCACTCAATGCTCACTCTATCTACCCAGTTGTGAGGCAAGAAGTCCTGCAGCGGATCGACAGGGAACGCTGTGATACGAGGCCACGGAGGGGACATCACCTCGGCGCACAAGCGTGTGACACGGGCGAAGTGCCGAGGGCTGTTGGACATCACCTCGGCTCCCACGCGAGTGACACGAGCCCTGATCGGAGCAGGACACATGACTTCGGCGCAGAGCCTGGTCACACGAGCGTAGTGCCGCTGGTCGCCTGACATCACCTCGGCTCCCACGCGCGTGACACGAGCGTAGTGCCGCTGGTCGCCTGACATCACCTCGGCACAATACCGGGTGACCTTTGCGTCACCTCTAGCGCTCATCTAGCTGTACAGGTGGATGCCGATCTCCGCGTTGTTGATGTCGGAGGCTGTGTACGGGTTGCCAGGGTTGGATGGGTTCTCTTCGGAGAACAAGTTGAAGTGGGTGTAGACGGTGGTGCTTGAGTCGACAGTGAAACTGTCGATTGCAGCAGTACCATGCACAGAGTCCTTGAACTGCAATTCGACCACTCTGGAACCGTTGGACTCGATCCGTGCTCTGGCCATGTACCGCACTGCGGTGATGCCGGACGTGATCTGTTGAAGATCGCTGAAGTTGTAGAAGTCACGTTCTCCTGCAGTGCCAGAGCAGACGTACGCACCATCATCTCTAGAAGGGTTAGCACCGGACTGTTCCTCGTGAACGAGAGACCAGTGGTCTGCCGCTGACGGCTGTCCGTACTCCTCAGGAGACCACTGCGTCGTGGAGGTATCGGGGGTGACGGTTTCGATGCCCTCGATGATCTGCTCGCCGATGAAGTCGTTGTTGAGAGATCCGGCACCGTTCAGGACGTAGATATCGTCCATGGCCATGTGGTAGGTGCCGCCACCGTCCTGTAGACCGAAGACCACCTCGTTCACTAGAGCTGTGACACCATTCACGGTGTTTTGGTTGGTGAGGTTGATGATGGCAGTGCCATTGCGCCTGACCTCGATCGTACCGAGAGTGGAGTGGCAGTAGATCTTGATCTCGATGTAGTCCCAGCCGTTGCCGGTCTCGATCTGAGCGGACTCACCGAGTTGAGTGCCTCCGCTGGTTTCTCCATCGAACACCCTGAACGTGTAGTGGGTGTTATCCACGGCTTCGTGAATGCCGAGAGAGATGTGCCTGGTCCCATCGTAGTTGAAACCGGCGACATCACGATCGGTGGCGCTGACACTAGCATACGGAACCTGGATACGGAATCCGATCACGTAGGTGGCATGGGAGTCCAGTGTAGGAGTAGTGAAATAGACACCTGGGGTGCCGTCACTCTCCATGGCCCACAGACTGTTCTGGCCTGGGATGAAACCAGGAGCGGTGTCTCCTACGTAGTCGGCGTACGTAGCGATGTGGTAGGCGTACGATCGTTCAAGCTCGAAGCCTTCGATCCATTGAATGGTCATGAGATGAGTGTCCTGATCTCGTCCGAGTAGTTCTCGATCCACCGCAGCTGTGCGGACGAACCAGCTGCGAGAAGTCGTTCGAAAGTAGCTTCGTCTGCCACCAGCACGGCCCTGGTCACTTGCTCGTTTCCGTTGGCTCTGTTGGTGTCTCTGACGGCTCCACCAGTAGCGAAGCTGCGTTGACGGGGCTTGGAGACGTTGAAGGAGCGGCGAGCCCCGGAGATCCCTCTGGCGAGCATGGGATCGATCAGACCTCTGTTGAGCAGGTCCATGAAGGCGTTGCCGTACTTGGCCACTGCTTCAGGACTGATCACCCACTCACCCACACGCGCCCAGATGGGCTCGGTGTCACGAGGATCGATGCCTGCCGGACGGTCGTACTTGGGCGAGGAGCTGCTGCGAATACGGCCACCTCCTGCGAAGGACTGCGAGCCCTGGCGCATGTGGCTCTGGCTCGGGGAGTACCCTTGCCTGGTGATAGCCCGACCTGTAGCACCGCCACCTACGCCTCCACTGGCGGCACCGATGGAGTTGGCAGCCAGGAGCAGTGCAGCAGCTGCGGAGAGCTTGGTGGCCGCGAGGCCGATCATGATGGAGACCACGTACCATGGTCCTGATGCTCCTGCCAGGCTGCCAGCTGCCGTGGTGAGAGTAGTACCTGCGCCGGATAGGGCAGCAGCGGCGAGCAACAGCTCTGGTCCAGGATCTTTCGGCCCTTCATCGATTAGTGATGCGAGCACAGCCCCGATCGCCTTGTTGACTAGGTACTCGATGATCATGTTCGACAGCATCGCCAGGAACTGCTGAAAGCGTTCAGCGATGGTGGTGTCGGACGATGGATCGAAGGCATCTGCGATCGACGACGAGATGAAGTCGGCGAAGCCTTGAATGGCGGTCTTGCCCATCTCGACGAAACGCTCGAAGTCGTCGAGAGCAGCTTGTGAGAATTCAGCAGCTCCGGTTTCGAGTCCGAACGAGATAGGTTCTTCTTTCCTGCGCCTGGCCTCTTCAGCGAAAGCTGCTTGACGCTTGAGTACTTCTTCCTGCAGTTCGAGTTCCTTGCGAATCTCGTTCTCTTGCAGTAGTTGGTCGCTACGTAGTTGATCTTGCTCTGCCAGAGGAAGGTGCAAAGCCTTGGCAGCAGCGAGGATCTTGGCGTTGCCTTCTATCTGGCTATTGAGGGTCTCTTTGATGACGTTGCGACGAGCAACGTCGACTAGGAGCTGTGCCCTAGCCTCTGCCAGTTCCTTGCCCTTGATGTCGATGGTAAGAGCACTGGAGTATTCATATAGACTGCGTTCTGCAGCAAGCTCAGCGCTCAGTACCCTGAGGTTTTGTTTGGCTTCGAATCTGCGCTCTGCACCGACAACACGGATCCTGTCAAGGGTGCGCTTGGCGATGATGTTCTCAAGCTCAGAACGTTGTGTGAGCAAGGACACAATGTCTTGTTCAACAGACTTCTCCAGGCCGAGGAGTTTGATTCGCTCCAGGATTAGTTTTGGGATATCAGCGCTGGTGTCAGAGAACTGCTTGAAGGTCTCGTTCACATACTCGACCTCGTCGCGCACCTTGGCATAGGCAGTGGAGAGCGTGCCAACCACTTTCTGTTGTGCGATCTCGTCCTCTTTCAACTGGGCCAGAGCTTCGGTGTGACCTTTGCGTTGCGCTTGGATGATGAGCGCTCGCGTGTTCTCAAGACGTTGTGTGGCTGCGTTCAAGCGGTCCTGGAGGGACAGCATGGCTATACCAGCGCTGAGCCCTTGCTCGGCCAGGGCACGATCTCGCTTGTTGAGATCGGAGATATTCTTCTGCGCTCTCAATGCCTGTAGTTTGATGTCGAGCTTTTGTTTCTCGACTTCACCCAATCGAAGGTCGATCTTGCGTGCTTCCTCCTTGAGCTTGAACTCTTCCTCCGCGATGATCCTACGCTGTTCGAGAGTCGGGCCTTGGAGTCCGATACTGTCGAGGGAGCGCTGTAGCTCAGCGCTGGTCTGGCGCAGGCTAGCTTCAAGCCTCTGGATCTGCTCAGCCAAGCCTTGGATACCGCGAGTACCACTGCTGACGATTCCAGGTAGCTGGTTGAGAGCAGCAACCAGATCAAGTGCTTCTTCCTTGGACTCTTTCGTGGCCTCGCCGAAGCCAGACATGGAATCCTTCAGACCGGCAAGGAGAGTTCCGAGTGTTTCCTTGGCCTTGGCCTTGAGATCAGCCACCATCTCGTCGAATGTCCTGGCGTCGGTGTTCTCGGACATGGCCTTGCCCACCCCGACAGACACTTCCGTGGCCGCCTCGATCGCAGCTTCAGCAAGCTCTTTGTAGGCGTCTCTCAGCTCGATAGCGTCTTTCTTGGTCTCCTTGGTGTAATCGTCGGTGCGCTTCTTGAGAGCCTCAAGCCGCTTCTCGACCAGGTCACCTACATCCGCTCCGAAGATTTCGGCTATCTTGATAGCAGCAAGAGCGATGGCAGTGATGCCGTTCCTGAACAATAGGATGAGACCTTTGATCGCTGCCTTGGCAGGGACCATGCTCGTTAGGAAGGCCACCTTGAGTGTAGCAGCCGCGAGCTTGAAAGCTGCCACGAGCGACACCTTGATGATCTTCACCCATGTCTCGAACTTGATCTCTACACCGGTCACGTCCTCCAGGATGTCGATGATCTCCTTGCCGATGAGGGCAGCCGCTACAACGACTCCCGCCATTGTGGCAATCAACCCGGCGGTGCCTACGCTCATCGTAGCGATAGCTCCAACCGCGGAAGACAACAATCCGAACACTGAAGTGATCACTGGGATCAGAGCAGTGAATAGACCTACTAGCTTGGTGACTGGAGTGAGGATGAAGAACACGATACCGAGGACACCACCGAGGGCGGCCTTCATGGCAGTGATTACCACAAGGGCTTCGGTGAGGGTCCTCACGAAATCTTGAAGATCGATCTCTGGGAGAGCTTCGCTGAGCCCTTCAGCGATGGGCTCGATCAGGTGGGCAACATCCTTGAACCCTGCGATGACCCCCTCGACCATTGCTCCCAGGATCTCAGCCGTGGTCCCTAGAGCCCTTCCAAGAGCATCTGCGGCTGCAGCCAGGTCGGTGACGTTGAGCACCTTGCGGAGACGTTGAGCCTCCGCGACGGCCCTGCGCATGCCGTCGAAGATCGCTGTGACGACTACCAGCGCTTTGGGGTTGATGGTGATTCCTGTATCCTCGATCTCGACCAGCGAGTTCAGGATATCGGAGAGCAGATCTTTCAACTCCATGAAGAAGTCGGAGCTGCCCTGCCGCAGCAACTCGTTGATCGCATCACCGAGGCGAGCAATGATCGCATTGTACAGCGAGAGCGCTTCTTTGCCTGCCTCGGTGAATGCTCTGAATCTGTCGTTCAAGAACTCGGCAAGGACTCCCATCTCCTTGGCGTTCTTGATGTCAGCGTTAGTGATCCCCAGAACAGCCGCGATGCGTGTGGTTCGTAGCTGGATGGTGCCTTGAAGGATCGAGCGGATCTCTTCGGCAAGTTGGTTTTGGGCTAGACCGATTGCAGCGGCTGCCTGGGAGATCTGGATAGTGAAGTTACGAATCTGGTCGACATCGAGACCGGCAGCGATCCCGGGCCCGAGGGCGATCTGATACGTATCAACCAACTGACGGAAGGTAGCGACAGTTGTGAGGGCGTCCTTTCTGAGGAGCGCGATCTGGCGGCGCGATTCCTTGATTGCCAAGGCCAGTTGATCTTGGGCATTGGCGGCACCACCGATGGCGGTTCTGACCTCGCCGGTAGCTGTGATCAGTGAAGCAATACCAAGGATGCTCTGCTCGATAGCAGCATTGTACTTGACAGCTCCAGCGATCAAGGCATTGAACGCCTGGATCACCTTCCTGACAATCAGGAAGGCTGCGAAGATGCCGATGAGCCGTCTGAAGGTGAAGAAGACCCGGTTGGCTCCAGTACGTGCTCGGTGGAATACTTGAGTCAGTGTGGACATGCTGGAGCGCAGCGTGGCGGCATGCTGCGACATCTTGGCCATGTACTGACTGGACCTGTTCGTGCTCTGGTTGAACTTCTGGAAGAACGGATCTGCCGCCTTCATCTGGTCGACCATCTCTTTCACTTGAGCAGCGTGCTTGGCGGCAGCGAATCGTGTCGCTGCTTCCTGCTCTGTGGTCAACCCAGTCGGTCCTCTTCCTTGTTGTTGGAGTAACTGCTCCTTGGTCTGCTTCGCCTCGGCGGCAGCGATCTGTCGCTGCACGGCTAGTTGTGCAGTGAGTGTTTGTAGCTCTTTGTTGTTGAGAAGGGCCTGTTCTTTGGTCAGAGCGTTCTGAGCTTCTAGCACCTTCAGCTCAGCCAGCCGTTCAGGCTTGAGCCCGGTCTGTAAGTCTCTTCCCTGCGCTGATAACTTCTTCGCTACTGCGAGCTTCTGGTAGCCTGAGGAGATCTTCCTGACTACAGCAAGTTCTGTGACGAGGTTGCGAAGCTCCTTGTTCTGCAGACGAGCACGAGCTGCGGCCAGGCTCTTCTGTAGCTTGAGACGCTCTTGCTCTACGACGGTCAGCTCTTTGGTGACCTTCGCTTCCTGTTGTTTACTAGCTACTGCCTTCTTGTGTTCCTTGTTCGCTTCTCTCTGTGCAGTCACGCTCTTGTTGAGCGCCTTGGTAGCTCTGACAGAGGCTTCAGCACCCTCCACGGTGACTTTCGCCAGGTCGCGGAGGGTGTTCTTGAGTTGACGGGCTCCTGTACCTAGACGGCTGACATCCTCGCGGAAGGCCCTGAAGGATCTACGACTCTTGAGCAGGCCACGACGGAATTCATCGAGACCCTGAATCGCTTTCTCTGATTCAAGTTCGATTTTGTACCGTAGTGAACCCTGGTCAACAGCCATCAGAATCCTCCACCGACTCTCTTGAGGAACTCGGCTTGATCATCGACGTGCTCGCCAGTGACAGGCGTCCATGCTTTGACCAGCTTTTTCATGGTCTTCTGCTCACCCTGGGCCGCGATCATTGCTGTCCAGGCGTCTTCTGTCTTATCTCGGTACTTGAGTCGTAGCACGCTCTCTACAGCGGCGTTGAACCGGGCCATGTCCAGGTCAAGGACGAAGCCCAGCTCAAAGCCGCTAGAGAGGAGCAGTGTGGTCATGTCCTGGAGATCTAGCCAGGGGTCTGAAACGGGTTGGGAGGCCCGCTCTCGGGACTTTCGGTGGGTAACTCGGTCTGGGTCTGGTCCTCGTCTTGCTGGTTTCTCGGGGCCTCCAGAGCTTCCTCCAGCTTCGCTGAGAAAGTCTCCGAGACCCGATCTGCCAAAGGGCCCAGTGTCTTGAGGTTGGCCTTGGCCACACCAACGAGGAACTGTGAGAGGGTACCTGTATCGACACCCTTGGAATCGATGAACTCGTTGATGTCCCTCTCGGTTGGATTACGGGGGAAGAGATCCCTGCAGGCATCGAAGATGATCTTGATCACCAGGTGCAGGTTGGCCTCCTGTGACATCGAATCGATCAGGAGATCGATGGCGCGTTCCTTCTTGTTGAGAAGGGCTTCCATCGTGTCCAGGGGCACAGCACGTTGGATGGTCTCTGTACCTGCTTCTCCGGTCTTCGGATCGCTGAAGTCTCTGTAGATGGATTCGGAGTCGCTCTTCTTGCTCCTGAGCAGGATGGATAGCGCTTGGGACAGCGGTCTGCTGATGCTTCGAAGCTGTAGGATCATGCGCGGCGACATCTGGTAGAACATGATGTTCTGTCCACGCACTTGGTGTTCGACACCTGAAGGAGCATCGAGGAAGGTGATTTTGTCTTGCCAGGTCATGTGTGAGGTTTGCCTTGTGAAAGAGGGCCCCCCGCCTCGTGAAGGGACGAGGGGCCCAACGTAGAGCCCGAGAATCAGGCGTGGCTGTGGGTACGGATGGTGACCGTGGGAGAGTTGGTGTCGATGGTGGTGTTCCGCTCGGCAACCCCGGTCATGCTCATCTGGGTGTACTCGTCGGAGATGAGTCCGAAATCGCCCTCGGCCTTGAGGGAGACCTGGTGGAACTCGTACTCCGTCTGGTGATCGGAGTCGGCGGGGTTCTCGGAAATGAACTTCAGAGCCCCGGACACCGTGGTGGAAGTGAGGCCTCGCATCTCGTCGGGAGTCGTGTCGGCACCGGCGTTGGCTGCGATGTCCACGTCGATGGTACCTGGAGTGTCCAGGTTGCCACCAGCGATGATGAAGATCCTGCCCATCACCTGGTCGGCGATGAAGTCAGTACCGGCGACCGACCCGGAGACCGAGATGGTACCGCAGTCGTAGATACGGTTGGCCGACGCGTTCGATGCAGGAGCACCACCAGCGTTTTGGTACAGGTCGTACCAGCGACCTCCATCGGTCACTGTCACGTTACTGGATCCTGTGATGCCAGCCGTCGCAGCGGTGTTGGCGTGCGCCGCCGTTTCGCCCGAGAAGAACAGGGCCATGTTGTCGAAGTTGATCTCGTCGAGAGTCAGCGACAACGTGGCCTTCTGCGAGATGGTGACTTCCTTGTCGGTGACCTTCAGCCCCGTCTGGGAACTCTGGTGCTCCAGGGTTTCGGACTCCATGGAGACTGAGAACTCCGGCGCGTTGCCCAGGAAGCGAAAGGCACCAGGGACACCGGTAGTGCTGTCGATGGTTGCGAAGTAGACCTTGCCCCGCCCGATGTTGTAGTCGAGCGTGTTGGCTTGTCCGGTGAGGTTGATTCCAGCCATTGGATGTTACTCCAGTTAGTGAGAAAGGGTTCAGACCGGACTCAGGTCTGCCTCGAATGTCATTGTCACCCGAGATCCGGAAGACGAGTTCTGTTGAGGAGGATGCTCATATCGCACGTCGCGGAACCGTAGACGAACAGAACCGAGATCGTTGTCGACATCAGCGGCGAGGTTGATGGGGCTCTCCAAGATGTCGCACTCGAAGGGCTCCACGGTAACTGTCTCCGAGAATTGCAAGAGCACCTCCCAGGTCCAGTTGTGCTTTTCGTCCCTGTCGAACTGACGGTTGCGACGAGGAAGACCCATCAGGGCAGTGGTCTCGGTGATCAGAATGACCGTAGGGCGTACGGCTTGATCATCGGAAGCAGCGATCAGTTGCCCTGTGTTTGAGTCAACTCGCGCAGGCAGGAACAAGCCTACGTCAACACGCTCACGAAGAGCATCGTTGACGCGCTTCTTCTGAGTTCTGATGACTTGACCGGCGACCACGAGAACAGGGGGTAGATGGATGTAGTAGTGAAGGACGAAGGGGATGACGATTTCGATCGATCCCACTCCGACTTGAGGTTCGTAGAGAGCAAGGCCATACTGCAGCAGTGGGGCATCAACGTCTACAGGGACGACCGCTGTAATGTCGGGAGTTTTGAGGTTCAGCACCTCGTGTAGCATGGCCGGTGCTACATCTATCACAACCCCCACTGTCGGATCGTAGAGCATGACCTCGACGCTGATCACGCGAGCGGTGAGGTTTATCGCTACACCGACCTCGGCGTCGTAGAGAACAAGCTCTGTGTGGAGCGTTGTTGGTTGCTCGTTGACGGAGCTTCCAACGATCACATCGTACAGTGTTGCTACCTGGTGGAAGAGCGGGGCATCCAGGTTGACAGCTGCTGTGACAACTGGAGCAAACAGCTCCATTCTGATCGGTAGGGTGTTGGGGAACAGCTCAATCCCAACACCCACCTGGGGTACCAACAGCGAGACAGTTACACTGAGCAGCCCAGGTGTCTCATCGATCCCGACACCAACCTGAGGAGCATGCAGCGTGAGGGTTACACTGAGTAGCTCGGGTGTTACCTCAACAGGAACGCCAGACTGGGAAGCTCCGATGTCCCAGCCATTGGTTTGTGCTGCTCCGATGCTCCATGCCATCACGCACCATACCCGAATCCAGCCTTGAAGCAGGCTGCACCACCACCGGCGGTGTTGTTCAGCCTGTAGTCGTGATTAGTGGAGTCAACGTAAGGATCAACACTGGAGCCAAGCGTTACAGAGTGCGGGCCGACCGTGATGTTCTGTGTTTGACCAGAGGTATTGGCGAAAGATCCTGCTCCATACGCGTTGTAGTCGTTCCAGAGAGCCAGGTCAGCTCCACTGGAGGACGACATCGACATGCCGTAGCCTCCGTTCCTGGTGAAGATGTTGTTGAAGCACTGGCATCTCCAGGAATCAGCCAAGGTGCCGATGAAGTAGACACCGTGGCTACCGTTGTTGTCCAGTACGTTGTTCTGAATGACTACGTTGTGGCTGATGTACTGATCAACGACTTCGATACCGGTAGCGTAGCAACCCCACACCCTGTTGCTGACGATGGTGAGGCCACACAAACCGTTGGAGTTCTGAATGTAGATGCCCTTACCATTAGAGGACGATCCTGCAACCCCACACTCGTGGATGTTGCAATCAGCGATCAGAACAGAAGAACGTGCTCTGAGCCATAGCCCTTGGTTGTACGTGGATTTGATGTCGCAACTGATGATCTTGCCATAGACAGAGGCAGCTCCAGTTACGAATCTTCCAGACGCTACGAAAGAACAGTTGTCGATATCTACGTACGACGAGCCTGCAGCTGCGACTACTGCCGAGGCTGAGTTTGATACACTGGTAGTGTTTTCGAAGGCGATGCCACTGATCTTGAGCATCGAACCTGTCGGCAGGTTGATAGCCTCGACATCACCAGTCCAGGTGATCTTCGGGGTAGCCCCGGCAGCTGCTATCAACTCTTGAGGACCGTTGGTCAAGAACCCACCAACAGCGTGTGTGGATGTGAGCGTGTTCGTACCAGTGAGAGTGTACGTGCTTCCAGTCCCTTCTAGCTCGAATCTCCAGCCTTCTGATTGGTCTTGCAGATCTTGGTTGGAGCTGTCTGCTGAAAGCGTCTGGCGCTTGCCCCCGATCCCCCATGCTGAAGCGCTGAGACCTGAAGCACCGATAGCGTCGGCTAGTGATAGACCAGTGCAGGTAGACACACCTCCTGTGAACGAGGTGATCCTGAATAGGTGACGCTCACCTGATGTGCCGGCGACGTAGATGATGTCACTTCCATCATTGGCGACACCAGTCAGGTCGATGGTGCTGCTGAAGGTCATCGTTCCTGTACCACTCGTGCCACTCACAGTCGCTCCCGTAGAGGAGTTCGTGTGGGCTGTGGTGGGTGCATTGGACCCAGAGTTTGAGTCCGATCCACCACTGGCGTCGTAGTACAGGGTGGTGAGCACCATGGCTCAGGAGATGCTCAGCGGGTTCCTGGTCCTGGACAGTGCTCTAGTAACAGCAGTCAGCGTGCTGCCAGAGGTAGCGCTGTTGATCGTCACTAGGAGAGCGATGATGAGCTTCAGCTCGGCCTGGGTGAGAGTCATGCGACCATCACTCTCGGAGCCGTCCATGATCCTGTCGTCAGGATCCCAGGAGTTCACCACTGTCTGGAACTCTGCCACATACTGAGGAGACGCGATGAGGATGGCCTGCAGCAGACCACCGATGACCTCGCAGAGAGGGCGAATAGTGCTGTTCACGAACTCCGCGAGGTTTTCGTTGGTACGGTCAACCATGATCAGGCCTCAGCTTTGTCCAGGATCCCGTTGGAGTTCCAGGTGATCTTGAACTCGGTGTTGTTGGTGGACTTGTCGGCAGCGAAGTCGATGAAGGCGATCAACGGAGAGGTCCCCGGCGTACCCGTGTCCTTGTAGATGACGGCACCTCGGGCAGTAATGGTGGAAGCAGCCCACGCCACATCGTTGGCGTCGAGGACGGACTTGTCGTTGGCATCGTCCTTCGTCCATGTCACTGAGGTCAGAGCCTGACCGCCTGCCGTGTAGCCAGTTCCAACTACCTCGTTCGTGATGTCATCGAAGTAGTCGTGCAGGTCACGATCGTAAGTGTACGAGGAGGTAACGAGAGCAACCTTGATCGTGTCCGCAGAGAAATCGAAGTCGCCTTCCCCTTCGTAGTGGAAGAAGCTGTTGTAGAAACCGGAAGCCATGAGATTACCTCAGTGAGGGCCAGACAGTAGCCCCGATGTTGGGTGGTGCGGTGGAGGGTTCGAAGGTGGTTACTTGGATGCTGGTTTCACTTCCGATTTCTTCGGACCCAGCAAGAAGCTCAAGGTTGTTCGTGATCTCGTTTTGGATCCTGGTGATCTCCGCGTCGAGGAATGTATCCGGGGTCTCGGTGATACCGGCCTCGTCGTTTAGGATCTGTTGGACTCCGTTACCGTCGATGAAAGCAGAACGCATGCGGCGCATTAGCAGCATCTTCGTCCACAGTATCTCTGTGCTTGCTGCGAGCGCTCTGAGCACGCCGTCGTCATTGACCGGCTCGGCGTTGTACTCTATTGCCAGGAGGTAGTTGATGCGACGGACCTGAAGGCTGCGATAGAAGCCCAGACGAACGTCCAGCATGGCACGCCTGATGATCGCCTGGGCGTCGGAAGCAGAGGGGACTCCAGACAGCCTCAACTCCTCCAGCATGGTGTCCCAGGGCGTGTCTGTGCCCACGCCGACCACGAAGAGAGGGTTGGGTACCTCCAGCACCACCACAGGCGTGTAGAGCCTGACAGAGACGCTGAGTAGAGAGGCGCTGAAGTCGACCATCGATCACTCCATCGGCTTGAAGTCTGCGGAGAGCTGAGCCCTGGCCTCCTCAGCGGTGGTGAACGGAGCGACCGAGGGATCGATCGCCAAGACCATGGCGTTCAGTTCGACTAAGCTGAGACTGGCCAGGCTGGAAAGTTCGTAGGGCCACTTCCCGTAAGACTGGCCGTCCGGGATCGGTGGGAGAGGCACCCTGTTGGGCTGCTGCGGCTCCAGGGGAACGATCTCGGTAGGTGGGATGATCCCGGCCTCGGGTGGAATCACGTCGACCGGCGGCTTGGCCGGAGGCTGGATTTCGTTGATCCGCAAGGAGCGATCGATTACAGCGTCTTCGATGCAACCAGCGATCAGCCACTCCTTGATGTGATCTTCGGTGATGCTGTTGACACCAACACGGATGATGGTACCAGCCAGAAGATGCTTGCCAGCTACCACGATCGAGCGACCGTGGCAGATGACGTAGGACTTGGATTCGGTCATGGGTTCTGTTTGTGAGGGGTTGAAGGAGGGGAGGGCCCATCCCGATACGGGCCCTCCCCGTGGCGAAGCAGGGGATGGATCAGCCGGACACGACCTTCATCGAGACCTTGCTGTTGGGCTTGCGGCACCAGGGCAGCGGACGGCTCTGGGCCAGCAGCATGCGGATGCTCGGGTCCTTCTCGACCCAGGACTTGGAGAACAGCTCGCCGACGTACTCGTTGGCTTCGAGCGCATCCATGTCCGGGATCACACCGTAGTACATCACGTCCTCGGCCTCGGGGACAGCGGAGATGAACTCACAGTACTTGGCGCGGGTCAATGGGGTGGAGACACCGTTGACGCTGATGGCCCTGGCGTATTGCCAGCACTCGACTCCGAAGAGGTTGCCGAGGTAGATGGCACCACCTCCGTTGGCTGTCGTGTACTGCTGGTCCAGGCGCAAGACACCGGCTTCGACGTTGTTCTTGTTGAGCTTGTCTTGTACGTCGGCGTTGCGCTTGAACCACATGGCCGCCTCGGAGCCCATGATCGCGTGCGTCACGGGGAGTCCGAGAGCCTCGGAGATCACATCCTTCGCGGTGTCGAAGTTCTCGTCGATGTGGACGAGGGTGACGTCCGTGGTGTAGTCCCAGAACTCGGTGGCTCCGAGAGTGATGTCGTTGGCCGCCGCGCGAGGAAGCGTGATCTGGAAGTGCGCTTCGTCGGCGACGGAGTAGGAGATCTGTCCCTGCACGATCTGGGAGCAGAGCAGCTCGGTGGCGTTGGTGATGCGAGCCAGCAGTCTGGACTGGCGGCGCGCCACGTAGCGCTCCATCGAACTGAGGTGCTCCTGCCGCGAGGAGACGAAGATCCGGTCACCTGGGTGCCGGGTCTCGATGAGCTTGGCGGCCTCCAGCTCCATCTTCAAGCGGATGTTCGGGGCCTGGACGGTCGCGAAGGTCTCGTTCTCACCAGGGATCATCAGCGCTGCGCCGTTCTTGCGAACGAAGGGCGCGGCTTCCCGCTCTCCTTCGTAGTACGACAGCTCGATGGTCTCCGTCTCCACGGGCTCGTGGTTCCCGAAGAGGAGGTTGGACCAAACCGCCTGGGGCGGTTTCATGAGGTTGATGGCCGAAGTCAGTGAAGCCCGACCGAAGATGTCGTCAGTGCGAACCATTGTTTCAATCCTTGATGTATGGGTAGAGGAAGAGTCCGGTCAGGATCAGCCGACGAGGGCCAGACCTTGGACGATGAGCCCGAACTGACGGAGGGTGGTGGCCTTGAGAGCCGTATCCAGCTCGCCCTCGGTGGGCGTGTTGGGGAGAAGCGCTCGCATGGTGGCGGTGTTCACGTCGTCGCGGTGGATGACACCGGCCTTCATCATGTTGCACTGGACCTCGTTGGTCGCGTGGGTGGCGACACCATCGTGGTCCCAGATGAAACCGGCGATGATCTGGGAGCCGTCAACAGCGTCCACGTCCCACGGGACCCACAGGCCGGTAGCCGTGATCTGTCCCATGGGAAGGCCTTGGAGGAGCGTGGGAGCCCCGGAGATGCCGTCGACCGTGCAGACCGCCACGCCATCGGCATGGGGCTGAATGCGGATGCGATCGGTGTTGGTGTTGTCGGAGTAGAGTTCGTTCGTGTTGAGAGCCATAATTCGCTCCTAGAACAGAAGAGTGAGAGGGTTGGTAGGAGCTGGATCAGCTCTTCTTGGTGGGATCGGTTCCGTTGATGTAGGCGGCCATGCGCTGCGCGCGTGTGAAGTCCTCCTTCGAGATGCCGGTGACGTTGCCTACTTGCTCGTCGGACTTCTTGACGTTCTTCTTCTTCTTGTCGTCGTCATCGTCCCCGGTGCCCTGGGTGGAGGCCTTGATGGCCTTCTCCAGCTGCTTGCGCAGCGACTTGACTTCCTCGGACTCCTCCTTGTCGTCTTCCTTCTTGTCGTCGTCGGACTTGCCGAAGGTGGCGAGGTAGTTCTCCAGGGCCTTCGGGTCGGTGAAGTCGACGGACTTGGCGAGGCGCCACGCCTTGACGACCTTGAGGTGAGCTGCGACATCCTCCTTCTTGAGCGGATCTCCGGTGAACTTGGGTTCGTCGTCGTCGGACTTCTTGTCGTCGGACTTCTTGTCGTCGGACTTCTTGAGGAGGGGAGTCAGCGCTTCGACCAGGCTTTTGGAGAGCGCTTCGTTGCCAGCGGTGATGGCCGCTTGAATGTCCTTGAGTTCCATATCGGTTGTTTGGGTTTGGCCCGTGAGGCGCTCTGCCAGGGCGTCGAGAATGGAGTCCACGTTGGGCTCGCCTTTGTTGACAAGCTCAACCTGTGCGTTGCCATACATGCTGACACCGTTCCACTTACCGGCTCGGTAGTCTGCCTTCAGCTCTTCCTTGTCCAGCTTGATCACCACAGCCCATCCACCGGTAACATCCACCGGCTTGCCGTCGCGGTCTTTCTGGTTGGCGAAGTCTGGATCGTTCTTCTTGATGATGAACGACTCGGCCACGAAGGCATCTTCCTTGGCGACAGGCTTCAAGTTGTGCCTGATGTCCAGGGCGTGCCCATTGCGAGCGAAGGAGTAAGCCATCTCCTTGATGGCCTGAGAGGAAGCGAAGTCACCCTCGGTGTCCACGACCTCGGGGGCCCAGACAACTGCGGTGATCACGCCCTCCTCTTCGAGACGATCGTCCTTCACCAGGGTGTCCAGCTCGAAGGCCCCATCGTCCTTGAAGAGGACTGGGAGGCGGTTTTTGCCCTTCGGACACAGGGAAATGAAGGTGATGTCGGCTTGTTTGATCCGGCGTTTTCGTGTAGGCATGAGATGGCTCCTGCAGTAGGATCAGCTCATAGAAAGCGACGAATCAGTTCCCTGGTCCAGTGTTTTTGACCAGAATCACGAGACCTGTGATACACCTAGCACAAAGTACTTACCATGAGCACCGAAAACCTTGCCGACGTTGACCTCCATGACGATGGGGCACGGGTCATTACGGTGAGTCGCCCTCACCGAAGCATCCTCCGCAAGTACGGAGAGTTGGACGATGTTCCGCTCATCGACGTGCTACTAGCGAAGGCCGTAGGAGATGAGGGTGACCGTTCCAAACAATCAGTGCGCAAGGGTCGGAAGGAGCATCCTTTCGACATGCAAGCCGTTACTGAGTTCCAGACAGCGAACGTACACCACAGCGCTTGCCTGCTCTCGAAAGCCCAGGCCACGGTCGGCCTGGGCTTCGTGTCTGAAGAGAGCAAGGCGCAAGAGGACGACCAGGTGCCTCGCAACAAAAAGAAGAAACGCAGCAAGGCATCGAAGACCTTGGACAAGCTCTGCCAGGTCTCCTTCCAGGATGTGTTGAACGATGTTGCTGAGGACTACTGGCAGATCGGCAACGGATACATCGAGGTGGTCCGCGATGAGCAGGGAAACATCGTCGGCCTGTACCACATACCCGGTTACCAGGTGTACGTCTATGTCGAGGACAGCCTGCACAACTATCACTACAAGATCGAGGGTGAAGAAGCCGAGAGGAAGTTCGCGGTGTTCGGTGACCTCGATGACTTCAAGAAGCGTCAGCAAGTCGCTGACGATACCAAAGTCGCAGAGATCATTCACTTCCGGCGCAGCTCTTCACTATCGAAGTGGTATGGCTTCCCCGACTGGTTGGCAGCCGTCACATCGATCGAGCTGATGCGAGCCTTGCATCAGTTCACCTTTGACTTCTTCCTGAACCGAGGTGTCCCGGAGATCATGTTGTTCCTGCTGGGACGGAAGATCAACGAAGACGACTGGGCCAAGATCGACACTGCGATGAAGGCCAACATCGGTCTGAAGAATTCGCACAAGTCGATGGCTGTGAACCTCACCGACCCAGATATGACCGTACAGCTGGAGAAGCTCGCGCTCGACGGCAAGACCGATGCCAAGTCTTACGCTGAGCAGGCTGACTCGCTCGCACTGGAGATCGTGTCCGGGCACCGAGTCCCTCCACTACTTGCGGGCATCCAGATCCCTGGCAAGCTGGGAGCCACCAACGAACTGCCCAATGCTCTCATGGCGTTCCAGTTGCTGGTCATCGGCCCAGCGCAGAGCAACTGGACCACCATCCTCGACGCGACTCTCGGCGACCCTGAGCTGAATGGAGGCCTTGGGATGTCGGAGGGTGACTTCATCTTCAACGCCATTACTGACGAGATCGACATGGGCACCATGGACACCACGTCGCGTATGCGGGAAACAGTGCCTGAGGCGAAGGCCAAGGGGCGTGACGTTTCCCAGGGCCTGAAGAAGATGGAGGAGGAGCTGCAGAAGATGGACAAGGAAGAGCTGGCAGAGCTGTTCGCCAACGCTTGGTCCATGGCTACCGACCGAGTGATGAGTCGCCTCTTCGATGCTGCCTAAGGGGACACAGGAGGTCTTCCAACGTAAGGCCCTGCTCAGAGTCGCGACGAAGGCGTTGCGGATGACTCGACCGTTCATGCCTTCTCGCGCTCTGCGCAGAGACTCCTTCGTCGCTATCGATCGCAATGAGGCGGCGTACATCATCGTCCCTTACTATTGGGCGCTCTACGTCCACGAGGGTCGGGGGCCTCTACGCCCCGGTAAGCCACCGCGCTACCTGGTATGGTTTGCCAGCAAGAAGGACGACCCTCGCACGCGTGGGGGCAAGCGCTACCCTCGGCG